AGTTGTAAAAGATAATCCTAGTTACACTACTAGAGCTAGTAGAACAAATACTTATGGAAATTATGAATCTTTACCAGATGAAGTAAAAATAAATGGAATTTTTATTGGTTTTAAAGTATGGTATACAGGCTCTACAGTTAAACAAAAAAATACAAAGCTTGAAGATATAATAAAAGATGAAAATGCAAATGCTTCAATAAAATGGATTTCTCTACTTTTTATGAAAGAACAAGTAGTGTATGAACTAAGAAAAGAAATAAATAGAAATGGAAAAAAATATATTATTCCAACGATTGCTTCATGGAATAATAAAGAAAGCAAATATCCTATTAAAAGCGTATTTAGAGTAGCATTTGAGTATGCTTATAATAAACAAAATTTAAAAGCAAATATAATACAATCAAAAGATAAACAAAACTATAAACTTGCAGTAGAAACTTGTTTTATAGGGAATAATTATGTAGGTAGCGGAAGTGAAAATAAAATAATTACTCCAGAAGCTTTAAAGGATAAAATTTTATATATTTGCTCAGATGAATTGCCTGTTGTTAAAGAAAGAAGTGCTACATGGGCAGATCAATATGATAATGATATACCAGTTCCATTTTTACATTATGATGATCGTGGCACAGGCCTTATAGAATATAATGTTACTTTTATAGATAACAACGGAAAACAGTTAACAGAAACTACTGCTTCTGCTGTAGCAAAGTATTCTCCTATCTTTTCAAAAACAATAAGTCAAATTTTTGATCCTTGGGAAAGAATAGATTCAGAATGGAAAAACTATGAAAGACTTGAAGGTGAAGAAAAAGTAAGTAATTGTAATTTTGATTTAGAAATTACAAGTGGAGAAGTTTCAAAAGGAACAGAATTATATAAAGCATTTTTTACTCAGGCAGTATCAAATTCTTGTGATTGTGAAATAGTAGATAATAATATTATATTTCATTCACCAAATGGTGAAATAGAAAGTCCACAATGGAATAGAGAACCAGATAATAATCAAGCTGATTATAAAAATATAAAAGATTTAATCCTTGTAGATGATAATGTACAAACTAATATTTATAATTTTGAAAGTGGAGGAAAAGATAAATATCCAAAAATAAAATATAAAAATGGAGATACAGCTGCATTTTTTACAGATAGTACTGGTGTTTGTACTGTTGGACACGGCCATACATTCGGTTCACCGATTACAGCAGGAGTAAAGCCTTATCATACTAAAATTTGGAACTTGTTTTCAGAATTTATACGAGAAGAAGGATACAAGTTAGTTGAAGATAGTTCTACAACAAAAGATTTAAAAGAAAAATATAAAACTAAAACATTGGTTTGTTGTAATGGACAATATATTTTAATAAATGAAAAAGGAATTTTTAATCAAACAATTCCAAACTCTTCAGGTTCAGAAGAACAAAAAATGTTATATAGAGTAAGTGAAAAAATAGCTGAAAGATTGGAAATTGAGGAAAATAAGGCAATAACTGAAGATAAAGTTTTTGAATTAGTTCAAAGCGATCTAGAAGGTAAAACACCTAGTCTTTTTAGTTGGATAAAAAAGAGAGAAAAAGATACAATAACGGAAGGTATTAATACTTGGAGAAAAGGAAATTATAGAAAAAATTATACTATTTCAAAAGGAATAACTCAAGAGCAATGGGATTTTTTATTAGATATGTTTTATCAAGGAGTTCCAGCTCCATTTCAAAATTCAAATTTTCCTTTAAATTTAGATAGTTATGAAGATTTTTGTGCACAAGTTGTAAAATCTATAGATGAAGTAGAAAAACTTGGAAAGTCTTGGCTTCTTAGAAATAAAAAAAATAGAGATGCCATGAGAAAAGCTTTTACTGTATCAGGGATGAAAACGCCAATAGAACCAGTAAAAGGAGAAGTGGCATCTGGAGGAGTAAAAAAAGTAATAGTTAGAGCTATTGCGAAAACTAAATTTGAAATTACTTCTGTAATGAAAGAAGAAACTAAAAATAATATTTGGAGTCAATTTTTAAAAGATTCAAATAATGGTAATGGTGGAGTTGCAGGTGCTAATAATTGTAAAGTTTATTATGTAAAAAAACTAGAAGAACCAAAAGACAAAAATGATAATGATAATGATGGCGGAGGAGAAAACCAAGAACAAGAAAATACTGCAGAAGGATTTAAAAGGGCAGAAGCTCTTATTAACAAATGGAGAACAAGACCATCTACTGCAGAAAAAGCAGCAGAATCTACACCTCAAAAACTTTTAGATGTTGATTTATATTATGATATGTTTTCTGGAATGACCCCTTTAATTCAAGTTGGTTTAAAAGTAGAAGAAAACCGGGCAATTGTTCTTGATAATATAATGACCCCTTATGTAAAAGATTTTAGAATGGAAGATAATGGAGTAAAAAAAGTATGTGTTCATTTATATGATAAAGATTTTGGTTCTTATCAAGCTGCTGGAAGTAATTTTTATTATTGGTCTTTAGGAAATGATGGAAAAGCAGATGGAAACTGGGATAGAATAGATTCAAATCAAACTCACTCACTAGAACAAATAATACTATGTGCTTTAAGAAATGCTAAAAAACTTGATGATCAAGAAGAATTAGAACCATACAATGGCCCATTTCTTAAAGATAAAGGAACACAATCAAATCAAGCTCCAGAAGATATGCTACAAATGGTAGAAGAACAAAATTCAAAAAATAAATTTAGCAATCTTTATATTAGATTTGGATATATGGATGATAATCCAAATCCAGGAACTATAACACAATATTTTGAAAAAAAAGGAGCAAAATTAACAGGAAGAGAGAGAAGATGGTTTGATGATAATGAAATATTTGGTATGGGTTCTTATGGAGCAGTAGCAGATAATCCTCCAAGTGATGGAGGCAGCTCTGGTGGAGCCACTGGTGGTTCTAATGGTTCTGGTGATGATGATAAAACTATAAAAGATGCTAGTGCTGGATATACAGATCAAGATATATTTGGAACAGAGCCAGTTGATATGACTACTTCTGTAAGTCGCATTACATCTTATATGATTTTAGGATACAAATCTACTCTTAAAAGAAATGGTATAGAATATGAAATTACTGGTATAGAAAATTCATACGTAAGTTTGAAGAAAAAAACATTTTTACAAAGATATGCAGAAATTACTTCTTATCCTTTGGAAGTTTTATATATTTTAATGAGAATGTTTAATGAAAATGAACAAGGGCAAAAATTAAAAACTGGTGTAAAAATATATTTTCATGACGACAAAGACAAAGGAGAACCAGCTAAAGGAATGAATATGCTATTTTGTTTTGATGGTATGTCAGATGAACAAATGCAAGACGCATGTGAAGAAATTAAAAGTGGCGAAATTAGAGACTATTATACTGCTGTTCAAAAAGGTATCGAAGTAGACAAAAGATTATTAAAGAAAATTACACTTTCTTTAGGTAATGAAGATGCTGAAAAAAGAAATTATGAAAATTCAGTAATTTGGAAGAAGACAAGAGATATACCAGGTGCTAAACCAAGACCAGCAGTAAAAGATGTTGAACAATTAATTCAAGATTTCTGTGCTGCTTGTCCTCCAAGAATAGAATATTCTAAAAACAATGAGGGAAATTATGAAGCTGGTAAAACTTATCCTTTAACATATTTTGTTGGAACTTATCCAGGTGATGAAGAAAATGTATGTATAGTTCTTTATTATAGAAAGCCAAAGCGTTTTAATTTTATTAGAAATTATAGATATGGGCCTCAACTAGGATATAAAACAAATGTTCTAGAATGTACTATAGAAAATTCTAATGAATTTGCTTTACTTAGTGGAGTAATGGGATTACAACCTGGGCCTAATGGATTAATGGCAAATGTTAGACTTAATACTAAGGGAGCAGATGCAGGAGTAGTTGATGAAGGAGAAGATGCAGAAGGCTTATATAGTAAATACGAACAAGGAGAAGGATTACTAGCTAATTTTGCTGGTTCTGGTAATATAAATGCTTTGTATGATGAAGCTTATGCTTCATGTATGTATAAAGGAACTTTAAGACTTTTAGGAGACCCAGGACTTGAATTTACATCTATATTACAACCTTTTACTTATCCAATAAGGCTAGAATATATATTACCTCAAAATGAAAGTGAAGTAAGAGCTAAAAATGTACAAACATTAGATATTCCTGATGGTGAAGAACCATATAGTAAAAGATATAATATGGAACATCAACAAAAATTTCACAGTTCTACTGGTTATTATGTTATTACTAAAATTACTCATGAAATTACCTCTTCTGGATTTACTACTACATTGGATATAGTAAGATATCCAGGTATAGAAAAAGAAGTTCTAAGAGATACTAAAAATCCTTTAGAGCATGTACCTAGTAAGTCTTTAAGTTAAATTAGAGGGATTTTATGGCAGAAAATAACTTAGATATAAAGCAAGCAGAACAAATACAAAAAATTACCAAAGAGATAGAAGAGCTTACTGGTAAAAAAATAAATGGAAACTTAAGAAATGCTACTCAAGCTTTAAAAGACTATGGAAAAAAGACTGAAGAGATAGAAAGTACTGGAAGAAAAATAAACAAGAATCTCAAAATGCAAAATGAACTTTTGCAAACAGCTAATAGTACTGTTGGTAATAGTGTAAATATTTTAGCAGATATAACGAAAATTGGTTCAATTTTTGCTTTAGGTAGTATTGCTAAAAAAATGCTTGAATTAAATTCAGAACTTCATAGAGCTGTCATAAATGCTGGTAAAGGAGTTGAAGCTTTAGCTGCTTACAAAAACATGGCTTCCAATCTTAGTATTGAAATGGGTGCTACCCAAGAGCAGGCAGAAAAGCTTGTTAAGGTTTTAGCAGAAAGACAATATGCTGGAACTACAAAAGATATTGGAGAAGCTGCTAGAGCATCTTATGGATTAGCCAGAGCATTTGGATTAAATGTAGAAGAAGTAGCAAACAATACAGTAGAACTTCAAAAATGGGGACAAGTATCAGCTAAAACTACAACAGCTATGTATGCTGATATAATGAAAGTAGCACAAGCTAACGGCCTTACTAAAGAAGGTGTAAAGAGTATTATGGATACCACTGTTAAATGGAGTGGTATGTTAAAGGCATTTGGCAAAGGCCCTCAAGATGTTCAAAGATTTAATATGTCCCTTTCTAAGGCAGTTTCTGCTCTTGAAAAAGTAGGTATTAAAGCTCAAGATGTAGTTGCAAAAATAGAACAATTAATGGATCCAGAAAATCTTGAAGATAATATCCCTGCATATGCTGCTTTAGGTATTTCCATAACAGATGCTATTACTGGAAATATAGATCCAGAAAGAATGGCTTCTGGATTAAAAGAATTTGGTCAAAAGCTTAAACAAATGGGGCCTATAGCTGGTGCCGCTTATGCAAAAGCAATGGGTGTATCATATAAAGATGCTATTAAAGCTGCTTCTGCAGATATGGAAGAAGCTTCCAAAGTAAAAATGACTCCAGAAGAAGAAAGTTTGGAAACTTTAAAATCTTTAACTCAAAATACCAAGGATTTTACAGAAAAAATTCAAGATACTGTTCTAAGTATTGGAGGAAGGATTAGAAAATTTGGGCCAATAGCATTATTATTATTTACTGCTCTTATAAATATTGCAGCTAAATTATTTACTAAAAAAATGAGTGAAGGAATTTCAGAAACTATTAAAAAATCAAAAAAAGAAGCTTCAGAAGCAATTAAAGATACAACTAATGAGATGGGAGAAAAATTTTCTGAAGTAGAATTTAGTCCTGAAATGGAAGCAATTAATATAGATAAAGGTCTCAAAGAAAGCTATGATAAATTAAAAGAATTTGGAAAATATGCTTCAAAAGATATAGAAAATGCGTTAAAAAGTATAGTTGAAGATGATGATATAGTAAATAAAAAATATGTATCAATTTCAGAACTTAAAGACAAAGAAATAAAAGCAATGGAGGAAATAGCAAAATTTAAAAAAGAAAAAGAAGAGTATAGCATAACACATAGTCAAGAAGCTTATGAAAGAAAACTTGCTTATCTTTCTGAAGAACTATATGCTTATAGAAATAAACTTATAGATGAAAATAAAGAATATAATATAGCTATGGAAGCTCGAAAAGCAAAAATAAAAGAACTCGAAACTTTACAAAAACAAGCAGCAGAAAACAAAGGTTTTTTAAATGTGTTAAAAAAAGCTGCAAACGCAGTTAATAATTTTCCACAAATTATTAATGAGAAAAAAAATAAATTTGCTTTAAAAGCAATAACTAGTTTAGAAACTAAATTAACAACTAGTGTAATTACAGGAAGATGGGGTATTTTTACATCGTTGGGAATGAAAGCTGTAGATAAGGTAAGAAGATATGAAGAAAAAATAAGAAGTAAACCAGTAGCAAGAACTGTTAAGGAATTTATTGTTGGAGGAAAAAAGAAAGTAAATAAAAAAACTGGAGAAGAAAAAACAACTAAAGGACTTATAGGTGGATTAGGAAGCTTAATGAAAGGATTAGGAATAGCAAGTTTAGCTATGGCTGGTTTATCATTATTATTAAAGCCTATAATGGAAAATTTACAAGGAGAAATAGCTCCATTAATGGAAAATCTTCAGAAAACTTTTGGAGAAGCATTTAAAGATATTTCAAAACAAGTTCTTCCAATAATAAAGACTGTGTTTGGAGCTTTGACAACTATAGTTTCAAGTTTAGCAAATGTTCTTTCTGAAGTAATTGGTAGATTATTGACTAAACTAACTCCAGTAATAAAGAAGATTTGTGAGCTTATAGTTAATTTAATGCCTTTGATAGATATAATGATAAAAATAATAGAAAAACCATTAAATGTACTTATTACTATTCTTGATGTACTTATTACTGGTATAAATGCAATAGTTAGATGGATAACTCGTGGAAAATTTGAAGAGAAAGTTCAAGATAATACTGATGCTGTTGTTGGTAATACTGGTGCATTAGCAGAAAAAGACAAAGATGATGAAATAAAACCAGATCAGATAAAAGCTATTGGTAAAAAAATAGTTTATTTACCAGCTACAAATTCTAGTGATGGTCAAAAAGCTCAAGAAAATAAAGCTAAGGAACAAAAAGAAGCTGAAGCAGAGAAAAAACGAGAAGAAAATGATAGATTAAATAGAGAAGCTATAGAAAATCAGACACAAGCTCTTAATGAAATGGGAGAAACAATTAAAGCAGCAGTAATACAAGCGTTAGAGAGATTTGCAGCTGGTAGAGGAGAAATGTCTTTGAATGTGCAAACTGCTGGAACCGCTCCAATTAAACCACCATATGATTATTAAAAAGTTAATAACATGAGTGAGAATAAAAGGGGTTCTATACAAGAACGTAGTGCAAATGAATTAGAAAAATATAAATCTTTGTCTGGAGCAGTAGCTAATTATGGTTTACACAATGAATCAATAAGAGTAGTAAATCCAGTTGGTTATGTTACAGAGGGGATGAATGATGAAGCCCCTTTTTATATAGGTCAAAGATATCTTGGTGATTCACAAGAATTTATATTTAATGAAAATAAAGAAGCAGAACCAACTTCTAATAGTGGTAAAAGACAATTAATAGAATTTGGTAAAAATGGTACAATAACTGATAAAAGAAAAAATACCCCACAAGAAACTAATTTTATTTCTACAAATGTTACAAATCAAGGTGAAGAAAAATATCTTTCACTTCAAGAAGACAACAATGGAAAACCTTTTACTACTGTAAAAGATTCTAGAACAATTGATGAAAATAAAAATGCTAAATTAACAGAAGCAGGTGGAAAATTAACTGCTGAATTATTATATTCTGATTTTAATCCTAGTGATCATGAATCTGGTTTTTATTTAGGAACTTATCCAACAACTAGATCAGATGAAGATTTTTATGGTTCATCAAAATATATTAAGGTTAATATTGGTAGAACTGCTTTAAATAAGCAAGTAAATAAATCAGGCCCAATTAAAAAACCAGAAGATAATAACTACATTACTGGAACAAGAGATTTTAATGGTATAAAAGTAGATTTTAAAAATGCCATAAACAACGACCAGAATAAAATAGGTTCGACTGTTTGGGATGGAGATAATTGGGATAACTCTATAAGAACCAATGTTGATAAGCAGGATGATATGCTTTATGACGATATTGAAAAACAAAATATCGGAAGCATTGGTTCTGGTATTGTTAATAGTATAAAGAATATACCTAATGAAATTGGTGTTATAAAAGATGCTAAAAAAGTAGTATCTGCAAAAACTAATGATAGTTATGACCCAGTTAATAAATCTAAACATTCAGACGATACTTTTATATTACTTCAAAAAGCAAAGAATGAAAAATACAAAAATATAAAATTAGGTTCTAAATTAGGAACTTATAATTCTTTGGCAAATCTTTTAGGAACTGCATCTGGAATGTTAGTCGGTTCTTTAGGAAAAAGTACATTATCAAATATGTTTGATGATATGACTTCTAAATTTACTGGTGGATTTGGTTTAGCTGGTATATTAGAAAACTTAAATGGAGCTGTAGAAAATTTACCTACTTTAGAGGAAATTACTGCTCTTAATTTAGTTACATATTATAATATGTATGATTCAAGACCTGGTAGATTAGTATATGATAGATATCATAAATTTAATTTTATTACTGGAAATACAAGCGGTGGTATTGATGGTTCAAAAACAGGAGCAGATAGTTGGAGAGATGTTTTACAAGGTGTAACTAATAAAATTACAAGTACTATTGGTTTAGGCAATAATTTTATTTCTGGTAATGCAGTTGTAAGCGGTATTAATGCTATAAAAGATACAGCAAAAGATGTAATGGGTTCTGTTTCTAGCGGAAACCTTTCTGATATTGGTAGCACTATAAAGAGCGGAGTTCAAAGTATTATAAAAGCTGTTACAAAATCACCTGATGAGTGGTTAGATGAATTTAGTGCTTCTAATGTTATTTCTAATGAAAGAGCTAAATATGAAGTAGAAGTTGCTAATAGTGGTGATGGAAATAGCAATAAAAATGAAGGAAACAGCAATGGACAAAATACTAAAATAAACGCTTCTATTGTTTCTAAAGCAAATTTAAGAAATATGTTAACCAGCTCAACTGCTCAATCAAAAATAATTAGTGGTGAATTTACAAAAAGATTTACAGAACAAATAAATGCAGAGCAAAAAAATATGGCTACAACTTTGCTTGGTGAAATATACATAGAACCATTTGCTACCGAAAATAATGAATTAGTACCAGATAGTATCCCATTCCAGTTTAATCCAACAATTACTGATGGTGGAACTGAAGCAAAATATCAAGTTGAAGAATTAGTTGGTAGAATTTTACCTATAAGAAGTTATATATCTACAGATTCAGCTTCTATAACATTAGAGACAAAATATTTTGCAACATCTGATGGTGGAACAATGGCAGATGGTGGAGAAGGTTCTTATGGGCAGTGGTTAAGAGAATGGACACCAAATACCCTTTTCCAAATTGAAAAGAAATATAGAAAATTAGTCCTTCCATATATAAAAGATACAACATATGTAAGACCTCCAATAGTAAGATTACATATAGGTTATAATAAAAGTACAAAAGTTTCAAAATTATTCCAATATCCTGGTACAACTTTAGGTGATTGTTTTGAAGTTACTGGAACTCTTGAAGGTATAACTGCTGAAAAAAGATATATAGTTACTAATATGACTATAAACCCAATTCATCAAGATGGATGGGATTGGTATATAAATTATAGTCAAAGTAGTGGCGGTAGTGAATTAATGCAAAAATTGCAAGATGGCAAGGATATTTTAGGAGATTTAGCTAATACTACTGAAGAAAGTCTTGGTGGTTTGGATATAAATAAAATAAAGGAAGCAGCTAATAATGGAGCAGATACTAGTAAATTAAGAACAGCTATAGAAGAACATTTAGGTTCTCTTACCGCTAACGGTGGAAGTGGTTCATGGATAAGTTATTCCAGAGGATTTACTGTTTCTTTAACACTCGTAGAAACAACTAAAAACTTCCTTGATACACTTCCTAACTACTGGCATTATGATACTCCTTCTAGTGATATTCTTGATGCTCTTAAATCTGATCCAGTATTTAATAATCTTGTTCTTGGTGCAAAAGATACAAATGGAGATGCTATGTGGCAAATTGCAGAACCACTTATTGAATCTTTCCATCTCGATACTTCATTCTTGTCACTTGGAACAAATATCAAAGAACAACTTACAGAGAAACTTAAAGGAACACCTCTTATATCTGCAATTGGTGATAAAGTTAATGCAGCTAAAGAGAAAACTCAACAAGCTATTAATGCAGCCAAAGAGAAAGCTCAACAAGCTGTTAATAAGGCTAAAGAAAAAGCTCAACAAGCTGTTAATAAGGCTAAAGAGAAGATTGTAAATTCTAAGGCAGGACAAGCTGTTAAGAATGTTGTTAATAAGGTAACTAGTTCTAAAGCAGGACAAGCAATTAAGAAAGCAGTTTCAAGCTTTAAACTATGGTAAAAGGAGTTAGATTGTGATAAGCGTATTAGATAAATTAATAGGATTAAATGAATATGTAAATGAAAATCTAGAAATTAAATATTCTATATATAATGCGGTTATAGATTTTCAAAACAATTATATTATTAAGCAGATAAATAATATTATCAGTAATAAGGTAATGAAAGAATTATATCAAAACCTTAAAAAATTAAAAACCAGATATGATCTTTGGTATATAAATACAAGAGCAGATTTGGAACCATTATTAAATCCATCTTCTTATTTAGTAAATTCTTATCGCAGAATGTCAGATTTAATTCAAGATGGTATAAAAATAGATAGTGAAACGAAAATAAGAGAAAATTTACAAACTACTTCTATTACTGTTAAAAATGATTATGATTTTTACAAGGGCTATGATTTAGATGAACCAGAAAGAGAAGAATTTAATAATAAATATTCAAAATATGGAATAACATTAGGTAATTTTGAAGAATTTTATAAAGAATATAAAACTATTGTTAAACAAAAGGAAAAAGTAAAAGAAGATTTTAATAAGCTTCAGTTAGGTGGAGAACTTTATAATGAAATAGTTAGAAGTGGGTTATTTTATGAAGATAATCCAAAACAACAAAACTTTCTTCACAGAATATTAGCAGATTATTATTTAATAGATGAAGATTCAAAAACTAATGGTTTACAAATATATGATAAAGATTTTTTAAGTAAAGAAGCTGTAGTTTTAATTCCAAAAGATTTTGATGATTTTTCAAAAGGATTTTCTGATATTACTTTTGAAGATGATAATTTAAAGAAAAGTTTTGTAAAATATTCTGTTCAAGAATTATTAGTATTTTATAATTTTATTGCTACAAGAATTGTAGGATGTCAAGAAAAATTAGATAGATATATTCAAGAAGTTAATGAGGAAATTTTCTTGGAAAGAACCCAAGGAAAACCAAGTTTAAAAACTCAAATAGAAAACTTTTTGGATGATTTGCAATCTAAAAAAGAAGATATAGAAGAAGAAATAGAATTTAATGCAGCTGTTGGTATCGAAAAGAAGATAGATAAAACAGATGAATTAGTGAAAATCTATTATGATAAAGAAAAATTTGCAGATACAGAAGATAGAAGTATTGATAAAGAACAAGATTTTGTTAAATGTTTTTTGGATGAAGCAAATGGACAAACATTATTGAACATTTTTAGTTCTCCACTAGAAGAAAGACCTGTAGGAACATTAGCTGATTTTATTAGTGGTGTAAAAACAAATAAATTAAAAAAAGATAATGGCTATGCTATTAATAGCTTTGAAGTCAATATGGAGACAATTGGTTTCTTAAAATTTGATAGCGAAAATAGAGATGGTATTGAAAAACTAAAGAGAGAAAATATAGAAAAATTAATAGAACTTACCGATGATTTTGATTTGGAAGAATGGAAATATCCAGTAGTTTTGGATTGGATTAATCAAAGTGATGAAGATATAAACTCTTTATTTACTTGGAGACCACAAGTAGAAGAAAAGCAAACTAGACCAAAGACAGAACAGCCAATTGAAATTCTTCCAGAAGAGTCCTCAGATGATAGTTATAGTTCAGAAGATTACAGTTCTGATGATAGTTCTGATGAAAATAGTAGTTCTAGCTACGATATTTCTTCTGATGAAAATAGTAGTTCTAGCTACGATATTTCTTCTGATGAAAATAGTAGTTCTGAAGAAAACTACAGTTCTGATGATAGTTATAGTTCTGATGATTCTTCGGATGAAAATGGTCAGCATCATGATGATCCAATAATTATTCCAGAAAAAGAAAATATACTTAAAATGGAAGATAAAAAATTATCAGAAAGCAGTATAAAAACCGAAATAGGAGAAGCAACTTTAACTGAAAGAAAAAATTTACCAGAAAATATAGAAATTGAAAGTAAAATGGTTTATATACAATTTATGGAAGATGGTTCTATGGGAGTTATGGAACCAGGTTCAAATATAATTACTCCTAGAGATAAACCAGAATTATTTTCTATAGAAAAAGAAATTAACGAACAAATGAAAATTGATAAATTTAATAATTCACAAGAAATAATAAGCAGAGAAGCTCCAACTAATTTTGAATTGGCAGATAGTAGTTTAGCTAATATAGTAGGAAAATTAAATAAAGAAAAAGAGTTAGAAACTACAGAAGTTAAGAGAGCGGTAGCTATTTCAAGTTTTGGGCCTAATTCCAGTGGAATTTCTGAAAAACTAAAAAAAGACTTTAATGAAATAGCTACGAATGAATATGGTGATAATGCAAAAAGATTAGAAACTGGTACTTATATAGATTCTGGTGAGAGAATTGTAGTTCAAAATAATATGGGCGGTACTAAAGGTATATTACTTTTAAAAGATAATGCTAATAGAGGCTCTACTGGATATGTAATTAATACAAGCAATACTAACAATGATAATCAATATTTGGATAATGGTAATACTTGTTTAACTATAACAAATGTTAAACAAGGTGAAAAAATAAAAATACTTGCTTCTAGTTATAGAAATGATAATATATATGAACCTAAATTAGTAGTTTATTTCAAGACTTCATATGGAGGTATTAGTAGAATAGCAACATATCCTTTAAATAAAGATATAAGTTTAATTGAAATAGAAGCTAACGAGTATTATGGAATGGACTGGAATATAACTTTATTTGGAAGTAGTAGAACAGGACTTAATATTTATGGTATAGAAATTATAGAACCAAGTTAATTTATATGGCAAGAACTGATTATCAATTTACTTTATATAATCCGATTGTAGAAATGGAAACAAAAGGGTTTGTAGATCTTGAACGTATGGAAACTTATAAAAAGAATTTTTATGTTACAAATATACCTATTGGAATGGAATACAGACCTGATTTAATAGCTAAACAATTTCTTGGAGATGCTAAATTAGCTTGGTTAATTTATTATATTAATAATTACACTAACGGAATTAAGGATTTTAAGCCAGGTAGAAAAATAAGAATACCAAATTTATAAAATAGGAGAAAAGAAAAGATGTTTTGGGCTGCGATAGTATATAGAAATAGTGAATTTTCCAAAGAAGGAACTTTGGATGTAATGCTTTATCAAAAATATATAATGAATGGAACTGGAAGGGTTTGGGTAAAACCATTAGCAGAACAAGATTCAGACCATGTTTCTGCTGCTATGGGACTTGAAACATCTTCTTTTGGAGGTTCTGCTTTAACTGCTAAATGTTTGGTTATGACTCCTATGGGAAATGGCTATAATGCTGGAATGGTAAATATTCCACAAGTAGGAACTGTAGGACTAGTAGCAGAAATAGAGCTTCCAGATAGATTTGCAAATGTAAAATATATTTGGCTTGGCGGATTATATGGAAATTTACAATATGGACAAACAATTTCTCTTCCAAGTGATGATACTATAAATGATGATATTAATTTTGATGATCAACCTTATATAGCTGATTATTTAGATGATGATCAAAAAATATCTACTGTTGAAAACCAACAAGGACAGCAGCAAGAAAGTGATAATGATAAAATCAAAAAAAGTGAATATATAGAAAAAGGTGCTTTTATAATTAAAACTAAAACAGATTGTGTCAAAGACGAAAAAGAATATAAAGGCTCTAAAAGTGGTGGTGGTTTTAAACCACAAAATCATGACTGGACACAAAAAATGGCTGAAAATACTTTTGTTCTTTCAAAAGATAAGGCAGCTTTAAGGCATAGTATTCCAAAGAAAAAAGAAAAAGAAGGAGAAGAAAATCAAACTTCTGAAACAGAAGGAGCAGGTGGAGAAGAACAAGCAGAAGTCGGTGGAACTGCTGCTTTAAGAGGTGGAATAGAACAATTAATTCTTGATAATGATAAAGTAGTTTTAAAAAGAAAAATTCAAGGTAAAGAAGGATTAATAGAGCAAATTCTTACTATGACAGATGAAGATACTACTTTAAGCGTAACAAAAGGTTCAGCAGATTCAGGTGGTGGTGCTGGAGGAACTGCTGGAGCAGGAACAAATGCAGGAGCTGTTGCTGGTGCATCCAGTAGTGTAACAAAGAGTGGTAAATCATCTGGTACTGGTGGAGGAGATGAAGGAAACTCTACTATAATAAAACTTAAAACTAATGGAGATGTAGAAATAACAACAACTGGAAAAATGGATATTACTTCTAAAAAAGAAGTAAACTTTAGTACAGATAAAGATTTTAATATAAATGCTAAGGGTAAAATAAACTTTACTTCTAAAGATATGATGAATATTCATGGTAAAGATAAGAATTTAAGTCTTATTCTCAATGATATTTCTCAAATTCTTCAAACGCTTACAACTCAAGGTTCCCCATCTTCTCAGGCTGTTCAACCAACTGTTGTTCAGAAAGCAGCACAGGTTTCAAAGGATATTACTGGAAACTACTCTTCACTTTAAGAGAGGTATAAATGAAACCATTCTTTTTAGCTGAATTAAAATTTGAAGGTGAATTAGACGCTCCAAGATTTAATACTATGGTAATAGATAAGGAAGTTGTCGATTCTAGTTTGGATAAAATGTTCAACAATATTTCTACAAATATAGAAATAGATATTCCAGAAGATTCTTCTGATGAATCATATAGTAGTGAATCTTCCGATAGCAGTGATATTGTTTCTTCTGATGATTCTAGCGAATCTAGTGGTGAAACAGGAGAAGTTATTGGAGAACATATGGATAATATTACAGGTCATATTGTTCAAGGAAATAAATCCATAAATGCAGAAAAAGCAAAAATAGTTTTGGAAGATGTAAAAAAATATATTACTCATACCTTATCTACTAATTCAGAAAATGCAGAAAAAGCTTTTAATATTTCTTCGAGTTCTACTGTAACATATAATCCTAATATTGATACTGTAACTCTTTATTTTTGGTATGAAGATCCAAAACCTAGAATTGTTTTATGGGGATGGGAAGTCCCTAATTTAACTCCTTATATTACTTGTCTTTCTATATCTACAAATGGTAAAACAAAAAAAATTAAAGCATTTGTAACTAAAGAACTTTATGATATTAATAATGAAAAAGATAGTACTGGAAAATATTTACATTCTAACAAATGGAGAGAACAAGGTAAAATAGGAGATTTAAATGAAACAGTAGTATCACCAGTAACAAAAGAAGAATATTATATAATAGCAGAAAGTGAAGTACCAGTAGGACAACAATGGGGCGGTGGTGATTCTTGGTTTGAATTTGCTGTTCAGGAAAATCCTAATACTTCTATGATGTGGATTTATACAGATGGCTTTGGATATACATTATCTGCTCAAGGAACAGATATTTTAGGAAAAGAAAATTGGCCTACTGCTGAAGATATAGCTGGTGGATTGAGATTAAATTCTATGGGCAATTTGGAATCAGTTTCGATGGCAGATTATTTATCAACCAGTAGTATGCAAACGAGAAGTTCTCTTAATTTAAGAAGTAGTCTTTTATCTACTAGTTCTGATGAACCTCTTAGGGCAGCTAATGCAGATGATAACACTGTAGATGAAATTACTTTAGAGGATGTAGATTATGATCCAGAAATCAATATAGAAGATTTTAATATAGATATTGAAGGAATAGGAGATAGTAGTTTAGATAGTTCTGATTTTGATTTAAGTGAATATGGTGATTTTGGTTTTGAAGGCGGTAAATTATTTACAGAAGAAGAAGCATTAGAATTGGTAGAAAAAATTAAAAATGAACTTCTTACTATAAAAGAAGAAACTTTAGAACAACAAAAAGAAGAATTAAAAAATGAGACTAAAGAAAAAGCTTTAAAAATAATTAGAGAAAAAATAAAAGAAGCTGTCAAAAATTCTATAGGTGAAGTTATAGGTGGTGTAGTAATGACTAAAGTAAAAGATGTTTATTTTAGTCAAATAGCAGAACAATTTTATAATAGAGAACAAACTCTTACTTTATTTTCAGCTAGACATGAGCCAGATCAATTAACAGAACCATTAGCTAATGTAATGAAAGCTATAGAGAATGATAATGTAGATGAATATATAGAAGAATTAGAGGAAAAAGTAAATACTATACTTGATAATTTAGGCTTAGATCCAAATGGTGAAGGAATAGAAGCTCCTACAGAAGAAGTTGTAGAAGAACAAGCAAAAATTTTAGCAGATTGTATAAAAAATGGAACTAATAGTGATAATCCAGTTCTTCAAGATATTTTGGATGATTTTAGAAAAAGAAGACAACCATTTGGTTTAAGATATGATATTTATAATGCTATTCATAATATTAGTAAAAATGGATTGGATTATGACTGTATAAAATATTCTACTGGAACAGCTAGGGTTACAGCTTTGTATTTTACAACTGGTGTTCTTCATATTGCTGTTCATAGATATGGAAGTTGTATTTGGGGAGTAGGAATTTCTTTAATTTGTTTAGCTATTCAAAATTTAGGTAAAGCAATACAGCAAATAAAAGCTGGTACTAGAAGTATTAACCCGATTACTCAAGCAAGACAACTTACAGAAGGAATTTCTTATTTATATTGTTATGGTAAAATTTATAGTTTAGTAATTGGAATGAGACATGGCCCAGATCATCCTTTACCATTGATAGCTATAGGAAAAGAATATTATATAGCTCATGATAAAGTAAAAAATATATTATTTGTTTCTTGTTTGGCAGCGTATACAGTTTTATTACTTAATGGACTGGCATCAATGTTTCATCAAGTTCAAGACGATTGGAATGAAATGCTTGATTCTGGTGGATTTAGAGATGGAGATGATTTATTTGCTGCTTTGGTAGCTATAGGGGTAAAACTTTCAATATTAGCTACTGATGCTGAAACTCGTGAAGAACAAGCATGGTCTTTTGGTAGAGGTTTATTAATTCCATTTGGGCCTTGACAAATAATTAAAATAATGTTAAATAAAGATATTAAAACTAGCAGAGGAGGTTAGTTATGATAAAGACTTATATAGTTAGAAAGGTATATGAAGAAGTTGAAGTTAGTAATAGGCAACTAGAAGTTTATAATGTTACTTCTGAAATTTCTGAAACAAAAAGAATACTTTTAGAATTGGAGACTATAATTAAAAGTGCATTATTTACAAAATTTAAAGATTTTGATTATGAAATGTTAATAGTTTCTGATGAAGATTCTAAAACTAAAAATGTAAATCTATTAAAACTTGTGATTTTAATAGATTCAGAAGAAAAAATTCAATTTTTAAAAAATAACTTACCAAATTTATCTCCAAAAATCTTAAATATTATAGAATTTAAAGTCTTGAAAATTCCATTATGGACAGTACAAGTAACAAGTTTAGAAGAAGAAATGTTACAGTCATGGGCAGACGAAATTCAAAGATATTTAAGAAATGAATTTAATTTTTATGGGAAAGTAAATATTCAAGCAAGTTTTTTTGAAAATGAAATACAATCTTTCTGGATAGGTCTTTCTGGAAAAGGTGTAAATGATGATCTTGTTTGGGTAATGAAAGAAATTTCAAAAACTATTACTTTATCTAAAAATATTGTTTTCTATATAGATGATAAATACACCTTTATTGATGGTTATTTTAAAAGTTAAACTGTATGGAGAAGAAAAAAATGGATAATTTAATAGATGAAGAAGTCTTAACAGATGAAGTTACAATTTTTGCCGAAGAAGAAGTTATCGGTGAAGGAGAAAATGCTAAAAAACAAATTTGTTTCAAAGGTGTTTTTTCAGAAGCTGATTCTTTAAACGCAAATAAAAGAGTATATCCTAAGAGTGTTTTAAGATCTGTATTTACAGAAGCAATGGAAAGATCTAAAGCTACTAAGAAACCTATATTTGGTGAACTTGAACATGCTAAAGATGCTCATGTTAATCTTGAGAGAATTGCGGTTAAATTTCCAGAACTTACTTGGGATGAAGAAACAGGACAAATTAGAGGTAAAGCAGTTCCAGCTGGCCCTATGAAAGATAAGGTTCTAACTTTAGCTGAGGATGGATTTCCTATTTGTTTCAGTACAAGAATGACTGGAAAAGTAAGACCACTCTCAGAAGAAAGAAAGAGAGAATTAAACATTACAGAAGAAAGAGCTGTAGAAGTTTGTGAAGGTGCCAAACTTATTTCTATTGATGTAGTTGGTAATCAGTCTTGTCAGAAAGCAATTTCTAATACTGTTTATGAAGAAACACTTACAGAAGAAGAAAGAAAACCTACATTCAAGCAGATATTTGATGCTTTAATTTAAAAGTTAAAGATAGGAGAAATGGTTATGACACTTAATGAAATTTTTGATACAGTTCAATATGGAGAAAAATATACAAAGAACAAGATCTTGAAAGAAGAACTTTCAAGATGTTGCGATAAGGATTTGGATTTGTTTTACGCTTCCAAGAGACTTAAAGAGCTTTCTGGCAGATGTGTATTATCAGAGTCAGAAGAACAAAAAATGAACAGACTTATTTCTAAACTTACTGTAATAGAAGATAGATTAGAAGAAGGAAAAACAATGTCAGAAGCTTATAGAAAAATGCAATCTACTGCTATAGCAAATGATTGTGAAGCTTTGATGGAAGAAGTTACAAAAACTAGAAAAGTAGATGCTAAGAAACTAGAAATGGCTGGTAAGTCTGTAGCAGCTGCTAAGTATTTTGTAAATAACTATCTTGATGATAGAGCAGTAGTAAAAGAAAGTTCTAATCCACTTTTGAATAAAACTATTAATGAAGAAAAAGAAGTTATAGAAGAAGTAATGTAAAAAAATGTCCCCAAAAATGTATAATTTTGGGGACAAAATTTAATATAAGGAGTTAATATGACAGAAGAAGAATTGATGAATAAAAAAGTTGCAGAAGCAAGTGCTATTTATGGAGAAGCTCCAAAAATAGATTTAAGTAAAATAAAAAATGCAGAAGCAGCTAAGGTTTCTGGTGAATTAAAGGAGAAGATTACTGCTTCTTCTAAAAAGCAAAAGAAAAACAAATTCTGTTTTACAGAAGAACACGTAGAAAGACTACCAACTGGTGGATTACTTTATCAAGATTTTGAAGATGAAGAAGTAAGAAACGGAGAAATTACAATTCGCCCAATGTCTTTGGTAGATGAAGAAATTTTAACAAATCAAGGATATATTAAAAACGGAACGGTATTTATTAAGCTTTTGGAAAATTGCGTTGTAAATAATATTGATGTATCTAAGCTTTCTCCTTATGATGTATTCTATTTACTTTATAGCCTTAGAAAAATCACTTATGGAGAAGATTATAGGTTTGATATTACTTGTGAGTGTGGTAAGAAATATGAAACAACTATTGATATTTCAGAAGTAGAATGGCAAGAACTTACAAAAGAAGATAATGTAAAATCTGTTGTTACATTAAAACTTCCAGTAAGTAAATTTACTGTTACTATAGAAATGTCTACACTTGGAAATGAATCTGAGAGTTATAAACTTGCTAAGAAATATTCTGATGCTGGAGAAGTTGTCTTGAATTATATTGTTAGAACAAGAGAGATTCTTGATGATAAGGGAGAGCCAATTAATCCAGATGATTATGCTGATTTCTTTGAAGCATTACCTGGAAAAGATAGAGCACAGATTTCAAAAGCATTTGAAAAAATTGATAATTTGGAAATACCTAAAGCAAAGGTAGTTTGTCCAAAATGTGGAAAGGAGGAAGAAGTAGCTATACCTTTTAATAAAGAATTTTTTCGTTATTAAAGATATAGAGCAATGGTTAAATGCTACTAGAATAAATACTTTAGCTCTTGTAAAACATGGTTTTACAAGAGAAGAAATTTTCTTCATGCCAATAAGTGAATATCAAGATTATATAAGAATTTTGAATGATGAGGCAGAAAAAGAGGAAAACGAAATGAAAAGAAATTCTTCTAGTAATTCTTCAGATTCAGTAAATGATGTAAAAATGGCTGGAAATTCTTTACCTTCTGGCTTCTTTTAAATTATTTAGGGATGCTAAAAAGCATCCCTTTTTTATTTTTTTAAGTTAAATAATATGAAAGGAGACGAATACTCTGGATTAGTTTTTTATGAAAGAAAAAACGGAATAGGTTTTTCAAAAAACGAAGCAGAACTTATATCAGAAAATATAATAAGAATTTTAACTACAAAGCCTGGGGAGCGTGTAGGTGAACCAGAGTTTGGTTCTTTGGTAAAAACATTTTTGTTTATGCCACAATTGGATATTGATGATTTAATTTTGGAAATAATTAATTCTATAAATAGACAAGAACCAAGAGTTATAGTAAATTACTGTACATTAACATCGGCTGGTCAAGATGATATAGTAAATATAAAGCTAGATTTAACTTTAAAAACAGAAAGAAAGCAAAGATTTGATTTAGGAGTAGCAATATAATGGCAAGTACACAAAACCTTACAGAATTACCTGTTATTCAACAAACAGGTATGGATTACTCAACTGTTATTCAACAAATAAAAGAAATAATAGAAAGTAATAATAACTGGGCTTCAAACTGGACACAATTTTACAATTCAGAAGCTGGAACAATGCTTATTCAGCTTATGGCTTGGATATGTGATAACTTATCAATTAGACAGGATTTGTTATATAATGAAAGTTTCTTATCTACAGCTACTTCTTTACAAGCTAAGAGAAGACTTTTAAAACAAATAGGATATAGTTTAAAATCTCCATCTTTTGCAGTAGTTCCTATTACTTTGGAATTTAAAAATATAGTTACTGGAACTATAGATTTAAGTAATGTAAGAAAAGATGAAACAAAATTTACAGAAATAAAAAGTAAGATTTTTAAATTTTATGCTCCAGATGTAAATGGTAAATCAACTGGATATGAAATTATGATGCTTGATGCAGATGGAACACCTAACTATACTTATGCTATTAAACTTAAAGGTGGTTCTATTACTTATGATAGAGATGCAGATGGCAATCAGCTTTTAGCATTACAAGGAAATACCACATATATAGAACATACTTCAGATACTCAAAATGGCCCGATATTTGTTTTAGATGAAACAGATATAGATATTAATACTATAAAAGTTTATGATATTACTGATAATAACAGACTTCATAAAAGAGTAGATAACTTTATGGATACTGATGTTGCAGATGGTGCTTCTCCTTGTTATATTATTGAACAAAATGAACAAGGATATTATCAGATTAGATATCCAACTATAGACTTGCTTACATATAATAATAATTCTTTGAAAGATAGATTATATAAAGCAGGAAATACTATAGGTATTTTCTATAGAACTACTAAAGGTGCAGATGGTAATGTACCAGCAAATTATTTTGGAACTAGTGAAGTTATTTATGATTCTGATGGTGATGCTCATGAAGTTACAATAACAAATCATTTAGCTGGTTCTCGTGGTAAAGATGGTGAAACATTAGCTAACGCTGTAAAAAATGCTCCACTTAGTTTGGTAGCTATGAACAGAGCAGTAACTTCTGAAGATTTTGACAGAATATTAAATAGATATAATTTAGTTGCTAAATGTAGATCATTTACTCCAGACAATATGCCAGATGATTTTGAAAGATACTTTGGTAGAAAAATATCTCCAGAAGAAATTTTCTCGTTCTTAGTATTGAATAAAAACTTTAATGGAATACCTAATACAAAATTAAATTACTTTCCTTGGGTAGAAACAATTAAAAGTAATATTTTAAATGAAAAATATGTATTTGGTAATGCAGTTATGAACTCTCCTACCGAATATAATCCTGCTTGGAGAAACTTCTATATTAAAGATAATTTTGCTATAGATAGAGATAATTATAATCCAGATTATGATGATGGACGTTTCTACTTTAAAGGATATGATGTAGTTAAAACAAATCCACAAACTACAGTTCAAACACATATAAAAGCTAGACAACTTGAAAACTGTTTATATATAAAAACTTCAGGTTTGTTTAAAGATACACTTATAAAAGAAAAAAACAGTAATAAGAGTAGATTAAAAATTCAATTGCATCCTAATTATTCTACTGAATTGTTTATAAGCAGAATTATTAATATGATAGGTAATACTGTTTTGCTTACATCGAAAAATAATTTAGTAGAAGACAATCTTAGTGCTACTTATATTTCATTAAATACAAAAGATTTTATAGACTGTAAACTTTATAGATATATCAAATTTGTTTTTGATGATACTTTTGTTGTAACTGTTGATTTACATAAAGAAGCAAAATATTTGTATCCAGCTTATCATGATGTAGTAGATGAAGTTTGGGAAGATTTAGGCCCAAGTGATAATGCTTCTAATACAGATCCAAGATATATGGAATATTATAAGAATTATTGGTTATTGGTAGATAATGAACCAACTTCAACTAGCGATGCTTATAATCAACAAATGATTCTTAAATATAATGGTGAAACAAGAGACTATTATAAAGAAATGTATAGTTATCATAACTCTAAAGAATATGCTTATTACAGAAAAGGTATAGTTCAATTAATGAGAGAAGCATTAGAAAGAGTTGTAAATTATACAGAAGAAATAGATTATAATGATTTGCCTCAAAAACTTGAAGATTTAAGATTGGAAATCATAGCAACAGGACAGTATTTTAATAAAACTTCTTTGGTTAAAAGAATAATTGCTGTTGGTACATTAGTTAAGAAAATAAATGAATTTACATCTGTATTCAGACTTGGAGAAGCTAAGGAAGATTACGAATATTATGTAGTTCAATATCAAGAAAACAAAGTAAAAGATGACACAGGAACTTATGTAACAGTGGTTGATTTTGCTAAGGTATTGAAGACTATAGAAAATACAACCATATTAGGATTACCAGATGAAATAAATGCTACAGAAGAATTAACAAGAATAGAATTTACTAAACAGAAGCTTATGTATAATAGTGTATTTGCTAATAATACTTCTTCTTTTGTAGATTTAGGAATACAGGATGAATATCCAGAAGATGCAAAGTATTTATATAGCTCTTATGAGTTAACAGAACAGAGTCAGGCTAAATATTATGCTATAGATGAAAAGAAAAATTTCTATAGAATTAGAGTTAATGATAGAATTTTTGCCGTTAGACTTGATGCTTATACAGCTATTACAGCTTACAACTTCTATGTAAGATTATCTCTTAATAATGATGCAACAATTAACCCAGATGGTTCATTCGATTATGTAATCAATGATTATTTCCCTTATTTTGGTAAAGGAGATATGAAATATGGTGTAATTGATAATAGAACTATTAAGTATGCAAATGGAAAAGAGATGAAGTATAAGTATAAGAACTTTAATTTTGATCCAGAATATGATACAAATATAGCTGCAGAATTAGAGCTTTATTATAATGATCCTTTCTCAAGAGAAAAAATTGCAAGTTCAGAAGCTTATATTAATCCTAACAAGGTTATTCAATATGATACAACTAGAGAGGTTGAATCAGATATAGATAATGTAAAAGAAATTAGATATAACTTAAATATTCTTGCAACAACTTTGGAATATCTTTTCTCTTGTCTTAATGATGATGTTAATACTATTTTTGAATTTAAAGATGGAAAATGGTATGATCTTAAAACAAAGGACGATAATGAAATAAGAAGATATTATGGTAAAGAATTAGAAGATGAACTTACAAAGGAAGAAAAACTTGCTTACAGAAATGTTTTGGATGGAAAACTTAGAATAAGAAAAGTATTGAAATCTAATTACGATGTAAATAATGTTGTAAGAATTGAAGAACAAAATACTAACGTTTATATTAGTGGCTATGAATATGATATAAGATTTGAATATCTTAATGGAGAAAAAGAAGATTTAACAATTTCTTCTGTTTCTGAAGCAGAAGTATTTGGTGGTAATAATGATCCAGAAATGCTTTTTGGAAAAGAACCAGAAGATTTGATTGAAAAACTTTGTGGAAGAAAAAATAGAATTACAGGCTCTTCTGTAGATTACGTAAATAACATAGAAAATTCTATTCTTGTTAGTGGTGATCTTGATGGAGGATATACTTTAGCATTATCTTCACAAAAGAAAGGTATGCAGAGTAGTTTGTATTTTATTCAAACTTCTGATTCAGAAGGAACGGAACTTATAAGTGAATTTGGTTTAATAGATGGTTTCCTTTCTGATTATAGTTTTATCTCTGGAAAATCTTATTTTAATAAAAGAAAAACAGCTAAAGCATTTGGTAGAAGAAGAGTAGAACTTTTCTTAGGTGATGACAACAATAGTGATGAATATATATGTTCTGTAGGTGTTCCTAATGACGACCTTAAATCTGTTAGAGGTGCTTTGAATGGAAACTTAAGAACTAAAATAGCAATTGGTGATATTTTAGGAACGAGCAACGATTTAAATTATACAGATTTTAGAACATTATTCTTGTCTTACACATTTAATGATGCAGATAATTTAAGATTGAATAAATATGATAATTTCTATTATTCAAATAATGTTGCATCAAATGAAAAAGCTAAACCACCATTTATAGGTATTGAAGGTGAAGCAGTATTCTATGATTCAAAAGATGAATACTACTATATAAATGAAGAAGAAAGTGATTTCGGTGTAAAAATCACTAAAGAACCAGTTGATACAAATAGTTATTATGCTATAAATAGTGATTCTTATGAGGAACTTGGTGTTCTAAAAAATGATAGAACAAAAATTGAAACTAATATTATTAGTGCTTATGATGTTACTGATGAAGGTTTAACTAAATATAATGGTGTAGCTTATGGAGTTGATACAACTACTTATACACCAGAACAGTTAAAAGCAGCAGCTACTATAGAGTTTCCGTTAATTATGTCTATAGATAAAATGTCTGATGATAGCCCAATGGAAGGAAGAGAATTTGTCTATAAAGATTATAGAGATTCTGTAATAGCCATAAATGTTGGTTATTTGAATAAACTAAGTGGACAGCGTATTCTTAATGAATTGCAATTAGTTGGTAGAAATCATGGATTGGAGTTTATTAATAAAAACTATTTCTCACTATTTAGGAAATATTATAATACAAATAATAAACTTATTTTTGAAGGAATGTATAGAACTGATGCTGGTAATATTACTTTCTATTATCCAGATATTACAGCTTATACAAACCAAGCGGCTGATTTGAATATTTCTTCTTATGATTCTAAAACATTTACCGAAGATAGAATTATGCTTTCTGTAAAATTGTTCTATAAGATGTTCTTTGGAACTAATATAACTAATCCAGAATTCTATGCTTTGTATCCACCAGAAGAAATGAAAGAGTTAAATTCTTCTAATATAATTGTTAGTTTAAATGATGAAACTGGAGAATATTTCTATTGTCCTATGCCAAAGCACCATTTGAAATTTATTTATAGAGGATTTGTTGATGCTTATAAACAAAAATCTAAATATGGTGACTATTATGTTTCTGTAGAAAATAATGGTGAAGGATTTAATGGTGGTTATCGTTTCTATTTAAATAAAACAGAACACAATGATTTCCCAGATAAGGAATTTTATGTTCACTTTGTAAATGATAGAACATATGAACCAAAGAGAAATACAGAAGAAGATACTATTAGACAGTTTATGAAAAAATATCAAATTATTGGTACAGAAATGCATATTTTGCAACCTTACTTCAAAACATTTGATATTTCTGGAAAAATTAATTATAATGCTAACTATGATATATCTACTATTAGAAAGAGAGTTAATGAAAAACTTACAGAAGCTTATAGCTTAAATTCTATAGCTGATATTGAAATGGGTAATACTGTTTATCGTTCTGATATTTATAGAATATTGGTTAATATAGAAGGTGTTCAAAGTGTTGAAATAGATTACTTTGGATATGATGTTACAGATAAAGAAAAATATCCAGATCAAAAGTATTCATTGAATACTAGCTCGGATGGTAATAATAAATCTGGAGGTAAATTCTATATTACTTCTGTTCTTGCAGAAAGTGATGGTAGACATGGTATAAACTTTGAATATTCTAAGACTGGAGTAACATTGGGATAAAGTTAAAAGAATAGAGGACTTAAGTCCTCTATTCTTTTGAGGAACCAATGAAATTTACAGATCCTAAATACACAGAATTATTCAATGCTTTAAAAGATAATAAAAAATTAGTAAAATTCTTTAGCAAATTCCATCTCTTGTATGAGATGGATGATTATTATGAAAACTATGGTTATAATGCCAATAATATAGATAGTGCTAAAAGAATAATTGATAATGCTAATGATAAAATTTTTGAAAAACTAGCTAATACTCTTCTTCATAATATAGATTATATAAAAGAACACTCAATAACTTATTTGATTTCTTCACAATTTTTAAAAGAAGAAATTAAAGATGATTTAGGTCTTTCGCAAGAACTTCCAATGACCGATGATATTCCATGGGAAATATTTTATACTATTAAATACTGTTGTGTAAATGTTTTCTTTCAGAATAACTGGGAATTTTTTATACCTGAAGAAGATTTTACTAAAATGGAAAAGAATGAATCATTAATGGCATTTATGGATGCTTTAATGAAAGAATTTGATAAGCTTGATAACATTCTAGATCATACTAAAGACTTCCATGATTATGATGAAATTCCATATGAATACATAGTATATTTAACTCAGCTTATGGGTGTAGAACCTAAAGATTTTATGATTATGGAAGACCAACATACTTTATATAGAACAATAGCTGCTAATATAATGGATGTTTATTCCATAAGAGGAACTGTAGATTCTTTTGAATTGCTATTTAATTTCTTAGGTTATACAATTACCTTGGAAGAATATTTCTTTGATAGAAGACGCTTAAATAGTTTGTCCGAAGCAAACGAAGAAATGATTACTAATGATATGTATTCATATAAATTTTATATGACTACAAAAGATCCAAGAGACAATTTTTTACAAGAAGTTTCATCTAAAGAAATAGTTACTCAAAAAGATTTTGGTGAAAAATTAAATGTAAAAGATTTTGATTCATTAGTAAAAAAATATGGTTTAAGATGCGTTTTAGGATATGATGATGAATATGTAGTTGAAAATGAAGCTAACGGAAAAGTTCAATCTACAGATGTAAAAAAATATACAGGCCCAGTATTTACATATTTTAGAACAAACTATGTAAGAATTAAACCTAAATTAAAATATACTTCTGGAAACTTTTCTTTGGAACAATTATATCAGTTAGGTGCTCTTTTAAATTTCTTAACACCAGAATTTATAATGAGAGAAATGTATGTTGTTGTAGATATTGGTGAAAGTGACGATAAACTTATACTTAACTGGAACAGAGATAAAAATGCAGATGATTTCTATATGCTAGACTCTGAAGGTTGGAATAATAATCAAGCTTCTAAATATTTAATTAACTGGTATGATGAAGCCGAAATAGGATATATGAATAGTGGTTTTTCTGTAGTTCCATATGCCCTTAAAGATTCTGGTAAAAAAGTGCCATATACCAACTCTTTAGGAATGAGTGTTAATTATTCTGGTGGAAAATATAACAATACATTTTTAAATCCATTATCTGAAAAAATAAAAATAATAAACTCTACTAGATATTGGGGAGATAAAGTAAAAGTAGATGATAATAATCTAAAAAAAATTTATCCAGTATACAGAATAGATGAAATGACTAAGGTTAATGGTAGAAGCTATTATAATCCTGCTTTCAAAACAAAAAATGGACAAGTAGTAGAATTGTATTTGCCAGGTGATAGCAAAACATTAGCTGGTTCTAGAGATTTTGATGAATGGAACAAACTTGAAAAGGTTAGTCTTAATGGTTTTGGAGGTTCTACATTAAAAAATAAAATAAGAACAAAATGTTATCCAAATGGAGATTATTATGATTATGAAAAGAATTGTGCTTATAGAAGAAATATAGAATGGGTAATAGATGAGCCTATTAGACAATTTTTAAATACAAAAACTCCAGAGGAAGATTGGTCGGAAAATAAAAAGAAATTTTTTGCAACAAAGTGGAAAAAAATAGATAATTATACTTGGAAGGCAAAATTTAGAGTAAGAACAAAAACAGAAGGTTGGCTCGAAGCCTTTACTTCTGAACATAAAAATGTAATTAATTATGATTATGTAAATAAAAGATTGTTCTGTTTTAATGACTTTCTTTATATGGGATTTAGTCCAGAAAAAAATAGTTTCTATTTTGTAGAAAGAAATCCTACATTAAGAGAATATAATGCATACGCTAATGAATTAGTAAACAGAATGTCATATCCATATTGTTATTACATAGCTATGGATGTTGGTGGTGTTTATTATACTGTTTATCAATATGAATTAATTAATAAATTCAAAGAATTTGAATTATTAAAATATAGACCTTACCCAGTAGGAAATGTTTCTAAAGCTACTTATAAATATAATAGATATGTAGAAATCATAGATAGGTTAGAAGATGATTCATATTATATTAATGCAGATAGAAGTATAAAAATTACTTCTCCAAATGATATAATATCTTATGTTTTTGAAGATAATTCTTTTTATAAATTCTTTAAACAAACAACACATCTAAGAAAAATAATTCACTCTAATAAAAATGATGAGCTTACAAAAGGTATTATAGATATGAGAGAAGCGAATATGGAAGAAACAATAAACAATCCTGTTGTTGGAAACTTCTATTATAAAGATGCTACTCTAAATGATAATAAAGATTTTGTTAGCGGAGAAGGAACTAATATAAAAGATTTTAGAGAAAATTCTATTTGGCAATATGGTTATTACAATATTAATGTAGGAGATTATATTTATTCAAAGGCAGATGAAAGACTTTATAAAATAAATTCTCCTTCTGTATATTATATTGATGGAAAAATTAAACATAATGGAAGAATAAATAATTCTGGTTATGAAATTGGTAAAGAGGGAATAGAAAATATATATGGTGTTGAAGAAATAAACTTCTATGGAAGATTTGTTTTGGATGGTGATAAAGCATATATATACGAATATGATGATAGTTGGGAAGGTTTTAGTGAACAAGATGATGATGATAACTTTATTTTCCATAACTATGAGAGAATTTATGATTGGGCTAAAGCAAAAGTTTATTGTGATGGTAAAAATAACAGAGAATATGTTATTAGTGAGGACGGAGCAACAAGTACAATCGAATTTGATAAATTAAATAACAAAAGACCAATTAAAGTTAATATAGATAAATTATATGATAAAAAAGATGAAAACAATGAATTGTCTTTTAATTTATTAGATGAAATATGTTCTGCTTACGGACGCAATTACACAGGTAAAGATAGTGTAGTTTTGAAATAATTTGGAGTTAAAATGATCGCTATAGATTCTATTGGTATTTTAAATATAATTGATGAAGTTTTTGATAGAGCTTATTATGGTGTTTGGACACCTTACGAGCTTGAACATAGTGCTAGTGTTATAGCTTTTTTTAGAAAACTTTATCCAATAATTAAAGATAAAAGTATTTTTGAAGATGAAAAATTATTAAATACTTACAAAGAAGCAGTTTATAAAGTAATAAAAAAAATAGAACAAATTGAAAATAGAAAAGTTTATAAGTTTACTTCTCCTAATAGTATTGGAGAAAGAGAATTTATTACTAATGTTTTTAAAAAAATCTGGTCTTATGTAGAAAGAGAAATACCAAAGAACCTTACAATTAATGAACAAAAATCTGGCTATTATGAAGAAAAAGATGGAAAAAAATTTTTCAATGGATACAAAGAAGATATAATCCTTGGGCAAGAATTAATTCCTAGTTATATAGGTGATGAAGTTCAATATACTAGAGAAAAGAATCCAGTAGCTATAAGATTTTTTGGTTCTAATGAAGGAAAACCAGTTGCTGAAATTTGCCATCCAAGATATTCCTCATTATATTCTTATTCATTATATAAAGATAGAGGTGATCCTGGAATTATTGAATTATTCTTGGGTATTGCTAATGAAAAAATAAGACAGGAATTTTATATAAAGAGTGAAGGCAGAAGAACTTACGAAACATATTTTGCTTTTTCTAGTGGATTTATCGTTAATAATATGAACGAATATGAAAATCCAAATGGAAAAATGTATGAATTGTTTAAGTCAATTTATGCTGCTCTTTTAAATCCAGAAAGAAATTATTTTAATGAATTTTTAAAGAAATATTTTTATGATGGTATAGTATCAAGATATAGAGAAAAGAGAATAGAAGATAGAGAAACCAATATTCGTTCTCATGATAATAACTTCGGTAGAGATACAAACGTTATTCCAGGTGTTTATGAAACATTGTCTGGAAAAGGCGGTAATATTGGTGGTGTTACTACTGTAGATTTTGATAGACGTATAGTTATTGGTCTTGTAGAATACAACAGAATGTTGTTTGAGAAATCCTATTATGACCTTAATACTGGAGATATAGAATTATATGTTCCTAAAGAAAATCTTTCAGGTTTATTAAAAGTTTTAAAAAGAACTAATAGTATAGAAGGATATATAGATAAATATATTAATAAATATAAAAAATTAAAATATTATGAAAATTATAGCCCTTTAGAAAAAAAGAAATTCCTAGAAGAAAACAAAGAAAGAGTAAAATTCTGGCTATTAAGAAGTGTGTTGTTTGCTGTAGAACCATTCTTTATGCCTACCAATACAGATGAAAATTGGAATAAGGAATTTTTTGTTAATAACATAAATAATTTCCAAAAGGTTTATTTCTATAATGATAATTTGTATTTTGATGAAGATCAAATATTAACAGAATTAACACTATTAGAAAATAAAGCAAAAGACAAACAAAGAACAGTTCAATTAAAAGAAAGAAATATAGATGTTTCTTTTAATGAAGATTATTTGATTATAAAATTAAAGCCTGGTGTGGAAATAGTAAATCCATATGAAAAAAGATTTACTATGGAAGATTATAAGAAATCATTAGGTGGAAAAAAAGTTGCTTTAGGGAATGGTTATATAAACCTTAGAAAGGTTCCACAGCACTTTAAAGATAATAAAGTTTCAAAACTTCAAGATTGTCCTTGGACTAATAAAAATGCTTATATGGAAAGTGAAGAATTTTCTTCAATTCTTGACGATAGAGAAATAAGTGTAGTTCATCAGTCAATAGCTCAATTAGCAAATACTTCAGATAATGGTTATACAAATTCTTATTATGATAAAGAATTAGATATGCGTTTTGAGGAAAAAGGTTTCCCTAATTTTAAACGTACAAAACTTTATAAAAAAGATTATTATTATGAACTTGAAGTTACTGATTTTTCTAAAAAAAATAGTTTGGATACAATTAGCCAAGTAAGAATAGTTGATGTTACATCTAATAAAAGAAGATTTTTATTTAATGTTAGAGGAGTAAGAAAAGAAAGAAAGGAAAATATTTATGCATATTTTGATATTGATCTAGAAGATTTATCTAATTATAACATTACTTATGTAAAAAATGGAAAAATTTATTTTCCTAAAGAAAGTGTTAATGGAACTAAATATATTAAAAGTAGTGATTATGAAGATTTTAGCATTGTTTATGGTAGTGAAGGATATAGAACTGTTAAAGACGAATATAAAGTAACTTCTCTAGAAGATAAAAACTATGTTTCTAATTATGATTTGGTATTAAATAACGAAAATACTATGTATGTTTATCGTTATTCTGAAGAACAACCAGAAAATCAATATACTTTGGTAATTGATGAAACAGAGAAAAAGGAAAAACTTTTTTCTGAAAATTACTATTTAATATTGGAAAAAAATGATGCAACAAACATAGAAATAGATAGAGATGTAATGGATGTTGAAATTCTCGATTTTGTTCAAATGGAAGGTGTACCTGTAAGAAGAGAATTAAAACAATTAGTTTATAATGAAGATGGAAGCTATGATGATTATAAATATAAAATAGAACCAGATTATTTAATTTTTAACAATTATAGTAAAAAATTTAAAATACTGTTTAGTAAAGAATACTTTGGAATGGAATATAAAAAAATTCTTCATTTCTTTGAAAGAAAATTAAAGAAATTTGGAATAAAATTTAAATTAGAAGAAAGATTTAAAATGTTTAAAAATGTATTATTTAATTTTTCTTCAAAAATAAGAATAAAATTAATTAAAAAAGCAGTTATTTTTAATTATACCAATTGGTTAAAAATTTTAGCTCCTGAAATTAAAGTAAAAAAAGTAAATGAGTTTTTACCAATAGAAATTAAGTATGCTAAAGAACGTGAAAAATACGTTTTAGATAAAAAAAATTTGTTACATACAGATATTTTTATATTTAATAATCTTAATGAAGCTAAAATTAAAGATATTATTAATTCAAAAGATTTGGATAGTGAAACTAGAGAATACATTAGACAATTAAAAGAAAATGAAAAAATAATTAATGAAAAAATTTTATTTCTTAAATATTTTAGAATTAGATTTTATGATAAATATAATTTTTCAAATACAAATTTAACTGGTTGTAAATCAAATGCAACTTATGATTATAAAATTATAGAAAAAAAACCTGATGATAATTATTTAATTAAAATTTATGAAGATTTTAAAGAAGAAATAATTGAAACAAAAGAAGAAATAAAAAAAACTAGAAAAAGAAAAAAAAGTAGTGAAAAAAAATTAGAAACATCAATAACAATTAAATTTGAAGATATTAATTTAAAAAAAAGATAAAGTTAAAATTATAAAATAAGGAGAAATAAATGGTATATATAAACAAAAAACTTTTTAATTCTACAGCTGAAATTGTTAATAAAGAAACAAAATATGGTTGGATTTTATTAGGAGAACCAATAAAATTTTTTGCAGTTAGTGGTGTTTCAGACGAGAAAATTCATCTTACAGAAGAAGGTAACGAACCTACTGGTGAAGATGACATACTTTATATTGGAGAAGATAAAAATAGATTTTATGATTGCTGTATAGCTGGTTTTACACCATTAGCTTCAAATGTTATAACTATTGGAAATGCAGATGATAACTTAAATAGCATAACTTATAATTTTAAAGGAAGTTCTGCCAATTCAGAATCAATAGTATATCATGTTGATATTGAAAATAGACATACCTGGGGACATGGAATAAGTCAATATGGTCGTTTGTGCTTAATACAATACAATCCAGATAAAGAAGAAACAGATGAAATTAAAGCACAAATTGGAGGATGGTATAAAACGCCAACTGCTTCAGGAGATCCATATTTATGGGAAATTGGAGAAGATTCAAAATTTATGTGGAATACAAATTTTTGTGATGAATTTGTAAAGAATATTGTTTTAGCATATGATGTTAATAATAGTACTGAAGTAAATACATATAATTTTACAGGTTTTAGTGTTGGTGCTGCTTCATTCTCTATTTCTGGATTACGTTCTTAATTTGAGGAATAAAATGTTGAAGGATATTTTTAAAAGCAAAGAAAAAAAAGAAGAAACTAAAAAAGAAGAGATGATTAAGAGCTTAATGGATGGTTATGTTGATATTAAAGCATACAAACATAATGAAGATGGTACTAAAAATTTAGTATATCATGATACAGGAGACAATACAATTACAGATTGGATGCGTCATGTTATTATGCTTTTACTAAGTGGATATTCTTTAACATACAAAGGCTCAACATCTTTAGACATAAATGACGGTAATTCAGATCCCAATCAAGTTTCAAAACCTTATGTTGGAAACTTTAGTTCTTATCATAACTTTCAAAGCAATACAAATGTTGATGGTTATTGTTTAAATGGAAAACAATATATTTGGGATAATGATGATATTCCAAATTATAAGCTTTATCCAGTTGATGGTGATAGAACATATTATACAAGTATTGGAGAAAAAGATACATTTGCTTTATTCCCAACAAAAATACTTTTAGGAACTGGATGTGAATACACAGATTGGGAAAGTTTAAAATTTGCCAATGAGGAAGAAAACTCAACTTGGTATGCTCAGAAAATTGAAGAATATGGTTCTGGTGATCAGAATGTTGCAGAAGCAAGTTTTAATAAATTGGTTGGCATTGGAGATGATGATGCTGAATTTGCTTCTAATAAATATTCTGGCACTATAGGTTTGCAAGGTGTTTATACTGGAGCTGGTAGTATGATACCTGCTGTTACAGTAAATGACCCAGATAATACTTCTAATATTTCTACATCAGCTGATATGGCTAAACGCTATGGTGTAGTAGGTGCTATTAAAACATTATATTGTCCTAGTACTAATGATAGCATGGATAAAATGTTAATGGGAACCGTATCTGATAGTGGTAGGTTAATAGTTCCAAATAAAAGAGGTGCAGGTAGACCTTGCTTTATCTATTTCAATAGAACACCTATGAATCAAAAATTAGACTGGGATGAAATAACAGCAGATATTTCAGTTCAAAGAGATAGTTCTACTAATTATTTAAATAGATTAACATTCAGAGTAGTTATTCCTGCTCAATCATCTGGAACAGGTTCTATCGGTGTATATAATCCATTTAATGGTTATACATTTAAACAGGTAGGATTGTTTAATGATGCTCATTTTGCAACAGAAAGCACTGCTTCTGCTGAAAATAATACTATTAAACAAAATATGCCTTGCGGAATGATGTTAGCTATAAAAAATATTCAGAACTTTTCAAAGACAGCAGATGAAAGTATTGAATTTACTTGGACTTTAACAATTTAAGGAGAATTGTTTTTTACTATGAAAAAGAAATATTTTGGAAATAAAATAAATGAAGATGATCTTATAACAACTGAAATCACAAATGATAAAGGAGTTGTTATAAGAAAAGATGTAGAAATAAATACTGAAAAATTAGCTGGTAATAATCTTGAGTTTTTTACAGCAGCAGATAAATTTTCAGCTAGAACATTGAATAGACCTTTAATAGAAATGCTTGAAGATGTAGAAAATATTTATGAAATTCTACAAAATTCTTGTAAATTACTTTATGGGCAAAAAGAAAATGGTGTATTTCCAGATATTTTTGAAGAAATGGATCCTAGAAAAATCACTACTGGACAATTTCTTGATATTAAAAAAAGATATATAAGAATTCCAACTGGTGCTTTTATGGCAAAATTGCCAGATTCTCAAGAGAAATATTATAAATATACTAAAACAGAAGACAATCAACATTCTAGGGATTTTTATATAGATAATGATCATAATTCTATTTTTGTAGTAAATAAACCAAATTCAGATTTGTTTGAAAGACAATTAGCTGAACACTTTAATTTTAATTTAAATGATCAAGACAATGATATAAGACTTTATTATAGATTTATAACTGATTCTGTTGGTAAAGTAGATGAAGAAGCTATAAAAGCTAGTTTACATCAAAGTGAAACAGAAACAGAAAAAGAATTTCAAAAAAGAGTAGCTAGAACTATAGAAGAAGCTTATATAAAAAATAATGATGATTTATATAATAGAAAAAACAATTTAAGCTATTATTTAAAAGTAACTAAAACAAGCTATAACTATTCTTTAACAAAAGAAAGAAATGTTGTATTGGAAAATGAACCAATTGTTAGCAGAGTTCCAGTTTCTGAAAATGAATATTGTGAAAATTCTTTTGAATTGTTAAAAAGTTTTAATGGATTATTTGGTAACTATTTAACAAAAAAAGACGATATGTTCTCTTTGGAAGAAACTATAGAAGTTCCAATGGATATAGAATGGGAATCTGAAAAAATAGAAGGTGAATACAAACCAATTAAATGCTATATAGTTTATGATCCAAGAGCAGAAGAAGTAAAAAAAGAAGATAAAAATTTTGTTTATAGTTTTTCTAAAAGATATATTCTCGTAAAAGCAGAATATTTTGATTCACCTCTTTGTACTTCTAAAAATGATTTAATAAAACTTTTTGAATTTGGATTAACAAATGTTTATCAGCACCAAGCTGGTGAATTTGAAACTGTTTATGGTTGGGAAAGAATTGTAGTAAGTAATGCTGAGTGTTTCTTAAAGAAAATAGACAGAACAACTTTTGATATTAAAAATGTAAATATAACTAACTTAATGAATGATTTGGTTATAGAAAATAGAAAAAATAATATTAATATTTCAGAAGCACATATTAAACCAAAGGATAATGAAAAAGACAATATTTCTATTGGATTTAACAATCTAGGTTATACTGATGGGCTAGATAGAACTTTGGATAGTGAAGGCGATAAATCAGTTTTAGGAAATAATAATATTTCTATTGGAACTGGTGCTATGAAAAATACTGCAACAGTTAATAAAAAAAATCCAGAAAATAACATTGCTATTGGTAAAAATACGCTTGAAAATATTAAAGCTGGTAAAAATAATATAGAAATAGGTTATGGTTTTGGTAACTTTAGTAATAGTGAAGAACTTATAAGCATAGGTAAAAATATTACAAGTTCTGCTACTTTAAATAAACAAAATATTATTATTGGTGGCGATAATATTAATGCTAACAATTCAGTTTTAAATGAAAAAAATACTGTAACTGGTTTTAATAATAATGTTGTAAGTAGTAGTTATGGAAATGCAACTTATGGTAATGATAATTCTATAATTAAAGAAAACAATGATAATTTTGTTATTGGTGATAAAAATAATTATGATACAACAGATGATATTGGTATAAATAATGATAACTTTATAGTTGGTAATGAAAATAAAACAAGTTTTATATTAAATGATAACTTTATAGTTGGTAATAGAAATAATAATAATTTAGACACAAAAAATTTAACCATAAATGATTATGGTGATAAAAATTTAATTTTTGGTCACGATAATAATTTTTCAAATACTAATAATATTTCTATTGGAAATAATAACGAAGTTATTATGGATAATGGTCATTCTATTGGTGATAAAAATAATTTCAGAGCAGATGCAGATATTTTCTCTATTGGTAGTGAAAATAAAATAGATAGTTCTTTAGGTAATTTTTCTATTGGAAATAACAATGAAATAAAAAATGGTGAAAAAGATTTTTCTATTGGAAATAATAATACTTTAGATAGTACTTTAGAAAATTATTGCATGGGAAGATATAATACTTTAAAAGCAACAGAACATGGAAGTATAATAGGTTCTAATAACAGTATACAAAAAAATACATATCCAATTGTTATTTCAAATAATGTTAAAGTTGCTAAAAAAAATGATAAAGCAATAATTTTAGGAACTGACTATGATGATGTTAATGGTAAAAGTGCTGAAGATTATGATTTAATGTTTGGCCCTCAAAATGGTATAAAATATCTTGAAGATGATACAGCAACAAAATTGAAGAAAAGTAGTTGGTATTTAAGAATTTATAACGATGAAGTATTTATTAGAAACAAGCAATTAGTAGTAGCAAACGGAAATACAGTATTTAAAGGTTCAGTTGCTTTGCCTATGTTAGAGGTCAATAAATATATTACCCAGGATGCTAGTGCTGATAAATTATTGCAACTCGTTGATGAAAAAACAGGTATCCCAAATTCAGGACATTTAACTGCTGACGAATTTGATTTAAATGAAAAATTTAAATGGTTAGCTAAATATAAGACTTTCTTTGGCTCTTTTGAAAGAAATGGAGATGATAGAAACTTTATCATCTCCATTAGAAATAGAAATGGTTATGGAGCAAGTAATAACATCAATACATTATGCTTATGGACTTCACCTATGGTTATTGGAGAAGATAAACATATTAATTATTGTATTAGTTGTGAAGGAATGAATAAAATGTCTGACAGACAACTTCTTGATACATATGGTAATCAAGAGATTTTAAATTCTTTAACAATAGATGAAAATCTAAGAGTTAAAAAACAAGCAACTGTTAGAAATTTATTTTCTGAATCAAATGGTATTTTTGATGGATATATTTATGCTAAGGGAAAAGTAACAGCAGAGTCATTTGTATCTAATTCGGCTCGTTCTTTGAAAACAGACATAAGACCTACAAAATATAATGCTGTAGAAGAAATAAATAAAGTAAATGTAGTAGATTTCTATTTTAAATCTGATACAAAGAAAGAAAATCCTAGAATTGGATTTATTGCTGATGATACAGAGCCAATACTTTCTACAAAAAATAAAAATTCTATGGATCATTATAACTGTATAGGTATGCTATTAAAAGCGGTTCAAGAGCTTTCAGCAGAAAACAAAGAATTAAAAGAAAGAATAGAAAAATTAGAAAATAAATAAAATAAAAAGCACTAGAAATCTTCTAGTGCTTTTTTGTAAGTTAAAAATATAAAGGAAATAAGAGTATGAAAAATTTAGATGAAATTATAAATGAAGTTAATTATTCTTTTATGAATAAATATATTAGTTCTGCTAAGGCTAATAGTGGAAAATCAAAAGATTTTAATACTTTTGAGTATGAAAAAACTAGACAAAATGAATTAATGAACAAAATAGACAAAGCCAAAGAAAAAGTAGAAGAGCTAAAAAAGAAAGGAGAAGCAAAAGAAACTATTTCAAAGCAGATTGAAAAAATAAATAAGCTTGAGGCCGAACTTGAAAATGGTTTTAAAGCTAATGCTTCAAAAAGCAAAGAACTTGAGGATACTCATTTTTATAAAATTATAGCCATTTTGAAAGGTAAAATTTGTTTCTTAATGATGGACTATGTAAATCTTGTTTCTGGTGTTGGTCTTAATGGTGATGTAGAAGCAAAAAATGCTGTAAAAATTGTTAAGACAAAAAAAAATGAGGAAGGATACCAAGAAACTAAAGTAGTAGGAGCACCTTCAGAAGCAACAATTACTAATTACTATAATAAACTTAAAAAGGCAATAGAACAGTTAAAAAAATATGAGGATAGCCCAGAAATTAAGCATAAATATCATGATGATCATCTTGCTAGAGCAAATGAATTATTGAAAATATTAGATGATATTAAACCTTCAGAAATTAGTTTTGATTTAGATTCTTATGGAACTCCAGTTCATTCAAATGCACAAGCCACTAAAACAGGTGCTAGAACAGGACGAAAAAATGTTAACGGAACAGATGAAAAATATTCTGAATTTAACAAAGTAACTATAAAGAATGGCAAAGTATTAACAACTTACGGAGATATGAAAGGTGTTAAGAAAATTGGTGCCGCTAGATTTAATCCATTTGTATATGAAGAATTACAACCATATATTCATGAATTTCAGAAATATAGAAAAGATTGGAATTTAGTTAAGCAACGTTTTGAAGGAAAAAAATTCTTTGATAGTGTTGATGATCCAGCAAAATTGTTTAAAGTTGTAAAAGATGGTTTAAAAACAGATTTTGTAGATAATAGTGAATTAACTTCAATAGAGAAAAGAATTGAAGGCTTTAGTAAAGCTTTTGATAAAAAGGGAAAAGAAGGTAAACAAGAATATAAGAAACTAAAGAAAACAGAAAAAGGCTTTAGTGAAATGAATAAAAAAATAAAAGATGCTAAAGAAGAAGGAGATAATAATACAGTAAGAAATCTAAATGCTTATAAACATAAAAATTTAATTAATTATGTTTATGGAAATAAAGATTCTTCAGGTAAAGCACAAACATCTGGAAATGATGGCTGGTTAAATGCTCACCATATTCCAAAAATTAATATAACAAAAGTTAGAAAAATGATAAATAAGTGGATAGAAGAAGGAAAAGAACCATCTACTAAAAATGGTAATTTAATTAAATTCTATGGTGTAGTACCTGGAACTAGTGGAATGGGTGGAGGAACATTAGTATTCATTCCATTAAAATTCCCAGAAGAACAAGGACAGTTTAAATATGAAGGTCTTTATTGCTTTAGAGCAAGTAAATCATTCTATAACCAATTTTTATCTAAAGAACAAAAATTTATTGAAAACCATGCTGGAAAGACTAAAAATGATGCTTGGAAAAATGGTGTTCAAGCAGCTTTAAAAAAGTTTGATACAGAAGAAATTAGAACTTCGGTTCAAACTGAAGAAATTAGTTACTTTAATTATTAATATATAAAAGGAAAGCTCAAAAAAGCTTTCCTTTTTAAGTTAAAATATAAGAGGAAATTTAAAATGAAATTATTTGAAGCATATGATATTGTTAATGAGGAAAATAAATTAACTAACGGAAAAACTGGTTTAATAGTATTTGATATTGATGATACATTACTCCATGCAGATTCTAAAATAATGGGTATAATAATTCAAAAATTTACTAAAGAAGGTAAATGGGAAAACGTTGATAGAGAAAATACAAATCAGTTTGCTAAATCAAAATACAAAGATGAAAGAGGTAAGGCAAAAGAAGGATATAGATTTGATTTCTCAGAATTTAGAGATCCAGAAAAAATTAAGCAATCTTTCTTTAAAACAGAAAAAGATGGAAAGCAAATAAGTAATGGAGCTGAACCAATAGTAGCTCAATTGAGAATGATGGATTCTAATCTTAGAGCTGGTTATGATGTAGCTTTTCTTACAGCTAGAGGAGCTGAGCAAGCAGTTTTTCAAAATCTTATGAAATGGCTTAAATATAGAAATACAAAAGGAGAGTTAGTTGATTTAAGAAAAGAAAAAGTAAATCTTGCAAATTCTAGAGCTGTAAATGATGAAAAATACTCTAAAGAATATGCAAATATGACTGATGGAGAAAAGAAAGCATCTTTCTTAAAAGACAAATGCTCTAAATATTCTATAGTAAAATTTGTAGATGATGATAAGAAAAATCTTGCAGCAATGAGAGCTTTGAAAATACCTAATTTAAAAGTAATAGAAGCACAAGGCATGGAACATAATACTAGAATTGCTAATAAAGAACAATTCAAAAAATAAAATTAACTTTTTTCAGCAACTTGTAAGTTAATAATATAACTTAAAAAGTATGCTGAAAAAACGCTAAATATTGAATTTAGTGTAGTTTGTAAGATAATAATAAAGAATATAATTTTATTTATTTAACGGAGGTTTATTAATGGCCGATACAGCAAAACTTAATTTGCTTAATGAAGAGCTAGATGAAGCTTCACAAAAATATATCCAGGAATCTTTAGAGGCTTGGAAAGAAACTGTGACTAATCAGCTTGTAGAGCAAATGAAGCAGGAAGAACAGGCAAAAATCGAAGAACTCGAAGAAGAAAACTTAGCTTATAGAGAACAGCTTAGAGAAGAGTTCACAGAAAAAATGTTAGATGGTCTCAATGAACTCAAAGAAAGTATCCGTGCAGAAGTTACAGCTGAGGTTATTAAAAACAACCCAGAATTAAAGATTTTTGAACAAGTAAAGGAAATTGTTGCTCCTCTCGTTTCAGAAAACTATCGTGACAATGCTTACGAAGATACTATCACAAAACTTTCAGAAGAAGTAGAGACATTGAGAAGAGAGCAAGAACTTCATGAAGGAAGTAAAACTTTAGCTTCATTATTAGCACCTTATTCAGAAAAGACTCAGAAGTTGATTCTTTCTTTGATTAAAGAAGGTAGTCCAGATGAAGTAACTGAGCAATTCTATAACATCTATGAATCATTGGCTTCTGTTTTTGAAGCTGAGGGATCTTCAGATGATGATACATCAAGCGATGATACAGGTTCTTCTGATGATGGTTCATCAAGCGATGATACAGGATCTTCAGACGACATAGGTTCAAGTGATGATACAGGATCTTCAGATGACACAGCTGGTGGTACACAAGCTGAAGGAACTGAGGACGATTCATTCATTACAGAAGGTGTTACAGGTTTAGATCAGCCAAAAGCTGAAAATAAATATAGTTTAAAAAATATTCTTAAATCATACGCAAACATTTAATCGGAGGTATTTGATAAAATGAATAAAATAGTTGATAAGGCAAAATATGAAAAAGAACTTGCCGACAGATGGAACTGGATTGCAGAGGATATCTCTGATGCTGATAGCCGTCTTAATACAATGTTGGTTCTTGAGAACTCTTATAAAAAGATGGTTTCTGAAGGAACTGTTCCAGCACACTGGTTGGAAAACGTTCTTCTTTCAGAAGACAATGAAGATGGAACACTTACAGAAGCTCCACAGATGTCAGGTGCTGTAGGTGACTACGTTATCCCAAAGGTAATGTTCCCAGTTATCAGACGTGTTATGCCTGAACTTATTGCTAATAAGCTTGTTTCAGTTCAGCCATTGCAGCAACCAACAGGTGTTATCTACTATATCACATATAGATATTCAGATAGCAAGTCAAATGTAGAAAGAAATGATGAATTCTCTGGTAACCCATATCAGACAAATCCAGCATATTCTACATACTATACATCTGAAAAACTCGGCCCAATCGTTATTGGTAAGGGTTCAGATGAAACAGAAGCAAAGAAAGTAACAAAGAATGCAATTGAATTCCTTAAGGAAGATGCATTGAAGTCTAGCACATATAAGAGAGCTGAAATCCTTAATAACACAAACCACAGAGGACTTTTGGCTAAGTATGTAAAAGTTGATGGTAAGAAAATTGAGTTCTACTCAGACGATGGAGCTACAAAGCTTGTAACAGTTGATACAGCTACAAATGTAGTAACACCTTCTGCTGAAGCTCTTACTGTTCTTGAAGGTGATTTGACAAAAGATGCTTTCACAGTATTTATCGTTTATAACCAGGAAGGAACAAGCCATATCCCAGAGATGGAATTTGACATTGATCACATGGACGTTTCTACAACAGAACGTAAATTGAAGGTTAGATGGACAAAAGAAGCTGAACAGGATATGATGGCTTACCACAAGATTGATGTTGAACAGGAACTTGTAAAGGTTGCAGCTGTTCAGACTAACTATGAAATTGACCGTCAGATTATGAACGCAATTGATGATATAGTAATTTCTCAGTTGGTTGGTGGATTTGACTGGGCAGATGACGAATTGAATGGTACATCAGGTAACTACCTTGATAGACATCGTGCTCTTGCACAGAGATTGTACCAGTATTGTACAAAAGTAGCAATGTTCAATAGACTTGCTCCAGCTGATTGGGGTGTATGTTCTCCACAGGTAGCAGCAGCACTTCAGATGTTGCCAGATTGGAAGGCTGGTGAGATTTCTCACAATAAGTCAACATTCTATAATGCTGGTTCTCTTGGAAACGGTACAGTAACAATTTACTGTGATCCAAACAGAATGAACAACGACATTACACTTGGTTACAAGGCTAAGGAAACAACATACGGTGCAGGTATCGTATACTCACCATATGCTAACTGGATGTCTGGAACAATCGTTAACCCAGATAACTTCAACAATGTTAGAGGTACATTCTCTAGATATGGAATTACAGCTACACCAAGAGCTGAATTCAACTATGCTAGAGTTACTCTACAGAACTTTGCAATCTAAGTTAGGGTTGGAATAGAATAAGGAAAAGGCTGGTCTTTTGACCAGCCTTTATTATTTTAAGTCATTTTTTGAAGTTCTTCTTCTGAAGGAATTCTAAATAATTGAACAACTTCTATTACCCACTCATTATCTCTTTTTTTAAGTATTCCAATAGAAGCTATACTATCACCTTTTTCTAAATTAAATTTTTCTCCTTTTTCATGAAGTTTTAAAATTATTAAAGGAAATTCTTCTCCTTTATCTCCTCTAAGAATAAATCCTTGACTATAATCATCTAACTGAATTAGATCTGTAGAGATTTTTCCATGAAAGGTTATACAATTAGCTAACTGCGGTGCCTGTGCTACCGAAGCCTGCACTTCCTCTTGAGGTTGATTCAAATTCATCATTTACTCCTAAATATGTTACAGATTTTATCTTAGGAATACAAAGAGGAACAAGTTGAGCAATCTTCTTACCAGGTTCAATTTTTACAGCATCAGATGTATTATTAATTAATATAACTCCAATTTCCCCAATATATTCTTGATCTACTACACCACCAATAGGCTGTAATCCTAATTTAGCAGCGTTTCCAGAAGTTCCTTCAATTTTAAATTCTATTTTCCATTTTTCAGCATCTTTTGGATCTGCGAAACTGCCTTGAACAGCTACACCAGTAGAAGCTTTACACTGCTTATCAGGATAAACGACTATTTCTTCAGTAGAATATAAATCCCAGCCAGCGTCTGTATCATGTGCTTGAATAGGTTTTTTGGCTTTTTCATTTAAAGGTTTAAAATACAAATTTAACATTATTTTCTCCTATATTTATTTAATTATATCATTTATTTTGAAACTTGTCAATGAAAGTTAATTATATTGGAGAAATACGATGACAAGTTTTAAAGAATTTCTTAATAATAAAGTTATAAATGAAGAAAATATTAATAAACTTTTTAATAACGTAAAAAATTATGATAAAAAAGCTTTACTTAATAAAATAATTATAGATGTTATAGAAGATAAAAAAATAAGTAAATGGGATAAGAATAATCCTAATGACATAACAAGAAAACAGTGTCTTAAAGAAATAAGAACAAAATATAATAATAAAAATGATGAAGAACAAAATGATGTTTTACAAGACGATGAAAAACTTAATGATTATATTATTGGATTTTTTAAAGAATATGAAAAGTATATAGAACAAAAAAAAATACATGATAATGGTTTTGAAGATTCTGAAAATAATAAATCAAATTTTAAAAAAAGCTTAGACCTCATAAACTTTGGAATGTTAGATAAAGATATTACAAATGAAATAAAAAAATGCTTTAATAGAGCTAATAATGGTGATGAAACTATTACAAAAGATGAATTTATTAATGCTATTAATAATATCAAAAAATTATCAAAAAAATTTAGAGATGCTGCACCTAATATTTTACATATCCTTTATTTAAAACAGCGTTTTAAAGATGAAGCAACAATTATTACAAAAGATGGATTGTTTAATGGTCAAGGAAATAATGGTAAAGAAGACAATGATGGTAATGAAAAAAGAGAAAAATGGAATAATATATTAAGTGAATTTAAGAATTTTAAAATTAATATAGATGTTTTAAAAAGATTTGATTCTATAAAACATGCAACAGGCTATTTAAAAAAACCTATAGAAGAAATAAAAAAAGATTTGGAAGTGAATGACAAAGGATTTAAGGCAGGAAGAACAGAAGATGAAAAAGATATAAAAAATGTAAAGGATGATATTGAACAAGCAAAAGCAGAAAAAGAAAAATTTATAGAACAACATAAACAAGAAATTAGTTCAACATCTAAAAAAATGGATGACATAAGAAATAAAGTTACTGCAAATCAAGAAATTGAAAATTCTGTAGAAAAAGAAATTATGCAAAAAAGACAGTTTTATATTTTTAAAGCAAAAATGATTAAGGCATCTAATGTTGAAGATTCTAATGATATTGATGATTTTATCGAAACAATTAGAAAAAATGCAGAAGAACTTATGAATGATGCTAAAAGAAAAATGGAACTTTTAAAAAAGGAAGAAAAATCTACAAATTTAAGTGAAGGATTGGGAGATTTTTTCAAAAAAATTACAACCCCTAAAACTTATGATGATAAATTTTCAAAGTCTTCAGAAGATATAGATAATATTGAAAAAAAAGCAAATACTCAAATAGAAAATATAGCTAGTAGTATTGGTAAAACATTAAAAAATCTTTTTGGTCAGATAAATAGCGAAACTAAATTTAATAAAAAAATTAAATTAGAATTACAATTTGATCAAACAGTAAATGAATTTGGTTATCTTATGACTAAAGCAGTACAACAATTTACCAGAGATGTTGATTCAATTGCTTCTAAATTAAATAAACATAAAAAAGCAGAAGATCTTAAAGATGTAAAATCATTTACTCAAGAAGGTAATGAAAATATAGCTATTACTATGATTAAAAGATTATTCGATAAGGCTAATTGTAATATTACAGAAAAAATAGTAAGATTTTTCTTAACAAATTTGATATTAAACTATCATGATAGCAAAAAAATTATAGAAGCTTTAAACCAAAATAATTTTGATGGCTTAGGTAATTGTGTATTTACTAGTAATAATCAAGTTCCTATTTATACAAAATATGATATAAAACAATTAAATAATAATGTAACATATTATGAAGTTCATGGTTCTGATTGGATTAAAAACCCAGCAACATTGCTAGAAAAAGCTGGAATAAAAGTTAGTTCTTTGAGTCATGATGTACTACAAAAATCATATGGAATATTAAAAAAATATGCAGATGAAAATAAAAAAGACGTTGATGCTTATAAAGAAGCTATAATAACTATTAATAGTGGAATAAAAGCTTCTGTAATGTCTGAAGAAGATATTAATCCACCAATTCAATCTGCTGCACCTTTGCCTACTGAACAACGTTTAGATTCAATAGCAGCAGCTGGTGGTCAACTTTTAAAAGATGATTTTAAAGGCTTTAGTCTTACTGGAAATCAACCAGATGATATAGCTTTTGGACAATATTGTTCAGTTAATAATTACATTGTTGTTAGCAACAACAAAAATAAACTTTATCTTTTTAATAAACAAAGTTTTGATAATTTAGTAAAAACATTAGAACAATTAAAATCAACAGAACAAAATAAGGCTAATATTAACAATACACCTACAAATGCAGAAAATGTTAATAATAATTCACAGAATAATAGTTCAGTAGTTACATCTGCAAATGCAGATTCCACTTATGGAAATGGTTATAATAAAAAAGCCGATGCAATTAAAAAGAAACTTAATTGTACAACTTACACTTATTCACCAAATCCAAAATTAAAGATAGTTAGAAGAACATTCGATTAAAAAAATAAAGCCACTCAAATGAGTGGCTTTATTTTTTACAAGCGTTATAAATTTATTAGCTTATTTAAAAAAGAAAAATATCTTTTTCATCTCCATCATCTATATTTTTAAAATCTTCTAGATAAGGTTCAAAAAGTTTTTTTGCAAGCTTATATCTTGGGTTACTTTCATCCAAAATCATTTCTTTTTCTTCCATTAAATCCTCTTTTAATTTAAAACACTAAATCCATTAGCATCTCTTGAAATTTTTATTTTAGTTTCTATCTCATCATCCATAAGAGGATTATGAGAAACAATAAAAATTTTTAACTGCTTATCAAAACCATTAAGTAAATTTACCATAGCTTTAATACCAAATTTATCAAGCCCTTTATCCATTTCATCAAGAATTAAAAGTTTATTATCATTACTAAAGAAAATTCTAGCAATATCAAATAAAGCAAAATTAATTGCAAGTTCTGCTCTTTGTCTTTGACCTTGACTAAAGCTACTAAATCCTACTGGATAACCATCCATAGTAATAGTATCTTCCAAATTTTTATCAAATTTTATTTTTACATCTTCTTCAAAGAAGAAAGGTAAATACTGATTAATTTTAGTATTAAAAACATCTATCATTTCCCCAATAAAATATTTTTTAAATCCACCTGCTTTATTTGAGAAAGTATTTCCAAGATACTCATAATGAGTAATATCATTGTTAAGTATTTTTAATTCTTTATCTAAGTTATTTATTTCAGTATTTTTATCTTCTACTTGGTTTTTTAAATTTTCTACATAACTTTTATCATAAACAGTAGAAACTTGACCATCAATAGTAGAGATATTTTTTTCATTATCAGAAATAATTGTTTTAAAAGATTCCATTTTTTCTGAAATAGAATTAAGTTCTTCTTCAGTATAATTTGTTATTTTTAAATTTGCAAGTTTTTCTTTAATACTTTTTTCTTCATCTATAAGCTCATTAAATCTTTTATCATTTTTGACTCTTAAAGCATCTATTTCCTTAACATTCTTTAAAGCATTATTATACTGTTCAAAAACCAAATCTGTATTAGGCACAAAATCTTTGTTTAAATTTTCTTTAATTCTATTAGCATCTCCTAAGAGATAATTATAATTTTCATTTTCTTCATCAATCTCTTTTTCTAATCTCTCAAGAGTATTCATATCGTCTTTGACTTCATTAGCTAATTTATGTAATTCTTCTTCAGTTTTTGTTTTTTCTGCTTCTGCTTTTTCAGACGTTAAGTGTTGACCACAATATGGACAAGTTGCTTGTTTAAGTTTAAATAAGTTCTCAGATAAATCATTTAATTTTTTATTATCAAGAATATGTTTATTTTCTAAAGACTTATATTCATTTCTTAAAGAATTAATTTTTTCCAAAGAAATAGTATAACCATTTTCTCTAGTTTTAATTGTTTCCAAATCTTCTTTATATTTTAATTCTTTATTTTTATTATCTTCAAAATCTAAATCTTTATATTTTTCTATTATTAATAAATCTTCTGGATTTTCTTTTACATTTAAAGTTTCTTTTTCAGTGGCAATTCTTATAAGACTTTTATTATATTCTTCTTTTAAAGAATTATTAGAAAGTTTTCCTTTTTCTTCCAAAACATTTACGAGAGAAAGTTCTTCAATTTTTGCCTTTGCTTCTTCTATATTTTTTTTAGCAACATCTTTTTGAGATTTCATTGCTAATAATTTTGTTCTAGCATTATTTGAATAAGTTTCTATATTAGAATTTAATGTATTTCTTTCTCTTTCGGTTGCTATTTTATTAGTTTCTAATTCATCTTTTTTTTCATTTAATTCTTTTAAAATATCTTTAGTTACAGTATAAAAAAGATTGATTTCTTTTAAAGAAAGAATATTTTCAAAAACTATAAGACGTTCAGAAACTTTATTAGCCAAGAAAGCAGAATATAATTCAGAACTAAATACAGAAGAATTAATAAATGCAATATAAGGCATTTTAATAATATCTATAATTTTATTATTAGTTTCTGAAGCTGTATGACCTGAAATATCTTTGTCACCTTCAAAAATATAAACGTTATTATTATGAGTAGTGTGTTTTCTGTATCTTAAAACTTTATATTCTTTACCATCTTGTTCAAACTCTACTCCTACTTTACAATCTTTTCCTATATATCTATTAACAACATCATCCACAGAATCACATCTATATTTTCCATAAAATACAAAACAAAGAGAATCAACAATTGAAGTAGATTTTCCATAACCATTAGGCCCAACAATACCGTTAATTCCAGTTCCAGTTAAATCTAAAAATTGAGAGCATGGCCCATATCTATAAAAATTTTTTAATTCTATTTTTTTTATTATCATATAATATTCTCCTTTAATTTTTCTATTATATTATCATCATATTTTATTTCTAAAAAAATATAATTATTTTTTTTAGCATATTCTTTTTTTAAAAAATCATGTTTTTGTTGAATCTTAAATTGTTTTACACCTCCAAAAAATTTTATAGGTTTATAATGTTGTTCACCATTATATTCTATTAAAATTTTTTTGGATGGTATAAAAAAATCATATGATAATAAATTTTTATCTTTTAAATCTGCAAAAGTTTTTTGTTCTTCAAAGATAATTTTTTTATTTAATAAATATTTTTCTATTTCTTTTTCACCTTTACTAAAAGCACATTTTGGACAACCACATCCTTTTAAATGATGTAAAGCCAATTGATTAAACTCTCCATGCTTTGGACATATAATAGTTAAATTACTATGATTTGTTGTGTATTTTGTTTTAGAATAATCATAATAATTATTATGTATTATGTTTGCTTTTTTTATAAATTCTTCTGTATTTGATAAATGTGAATTAATGGTTTTTTCTAAAGCACATTTTGGACAGCCATTTCCGTTTAGATGGTAATATGAAACTTGATTAAATTCTCCATGCTTTGGACATATAATAGTTATTATATCTCTAGCAGTAATATATTTTGTTTTAGAATAATCATAATAATTATTATGTATTATGTTTGCTTTTTTTATAAATTCTTCTGTATTTGATAAATGTTTTTTTGAAAGATTTTCAAATTTACAAATTGGACAGCCTTGACCATTTAAATGATTATTTGCTTTTTGATAAAATTCTCCATGTTTTGGACATATAATAGTTATTTTTTCTTTACTTAAAGTGTATTTTGTTTTAGAATAATCATAATAATTATTATGTATTATGTTTGCTTTTTTTATAAATTCTTCTGTTGTTAATTTATTTCTACTCATATATTTAACTTAGATAAGAAAAAATCTATTCAACCTCCAAAAATTTTTTAAAATTTTTATCCATCATATTATTTATTATACTAACAATTGCTCTTTTTGTAAAATTTAAATCATTATTGGTTGCAATCAATTTCTGTGTTTTTTGAAAAAAGAATTTTTTAGCAGCTTTATTCATCATTTTTTTTTGAAATATTGCTGATTTTGTTGCATCTTTAAAATCTAAATGTAAATTTAAACTACTAGTATTAAACCGAATATCAATATCATCATATAATAAAAACGTTTTTTTAAAATATTTATCAAGATTATTAATTAATGGCATCTTTTTAAAACCTCCTAAAAACTTCTAGTTTTGGTTTCTTCATCATAAATATAATCTTTTCCAACAAGTCTTGAAAATATTTCACTTGCCGATTTATTTTCATTCATCATGTTTTCAATAATATTCTGATTTTCTTTCTTACAGCGAAGATAACCTTCAACATACATTATGATACTCAAATCATTCATATCCAAATCTTTACTAGATTTTGCATTTAGATGAATTAGTTGCAACATAGTTTCATCGATTCCGTTTTCACCTAAAGATGTTTTCATTGCGTTTTTAGCCAAACCGATTAATTCAAGTTTATCACCGTAAGTCATAATTTATCTCCTCAAAATATCATTTACATTATAGAAAGATTTCCATTCTAGTGGCATCTTTTTAAAACTTCCTTAAAACAATTTAATAATTTATTATTATCAATTTCTGGAGCTTTTATTTCTTGTAAATACTTAGCAGCAGATTTAACAACTCCTTCGTTAGTATCTACTTTATGTTCATTAGTATCTACTATTTCTTCTTTTATAAATTCTGGATTTACTTCTAGAGCACCTTTTTCAAAAAGAATATCTCTTAATTTAACAAAATTTTCAACTTTTTTATTAATTTGAACAGTTACTATTTTATTGGTATAATCTATATTCTCATTAAAATTATCAGCTAAAATAGTAATATAATCAGGCCCATCATTATATTCTATTAACTCACAGGCAGTACCATCTATTACTGCAAAATAATTTTTCTTTCCACCTTCTCCTTTATCTGTAGGGTAAGGCGAACCTACAAATTCAAAATTGTCTCTGTGCTGTTCATGATGTAAATGGCCAGAAACTACAAGCTCATAATTATCAAATATTTCTGGCTGAAATAAAGCGTTCTCTACTTTTCTTTTAGGATTATAATAAAAACCTTCAACTTCTAAATGTCCAAAAAGAACTCTACCTTTATATGGAATATCTTGAGG